CCAGGATCAGTTTCATGAAAAGACCAACGGTCTCATGGACGCTCTGGAGTTCCGCGTCAAGACCAGCCCGTTCGGGGAGATGTTCCCGGCGGTAAGTCCGCAAGACAACCCGATGCTCTCGACCTACGAGCAGCAGCTTCAGGAAGATGCTACTGAGCAAGAGAAGCGCCGCGAAGAAGAGATGCAACGGCTTCAGCAGGAGCAACAGTATCTCATGCTCCGGCAAGAGCAAGCGGAACTCATGCAGCGGTTGGCGCCACCCGAGCCAACGCCGCTCGACCCCAGCAGGCCGGACCTTGTACCAGGAACCCCGTTCCCCGATACACAGCCTGACCCTCAGATGGGGGACCAGATGTACCGGGGACAGGTGCCTGAAGATGGCGCCGTCCCAGGAACCCGAGACTTGCTGTATCGCGGGGCGCCCGATCTTCCGACACAGAGCATCATGTTCAAAGAATCTCAGGCGAAGCCCCAAGAGATGCCGCCTCCGATGTTTGAGGCGCCTGAGCCGGTGCAAGGGCAGAATTTCAACGATTATTCCCGGCAACTCCGGGAAATGTTGGGAGGAGAACGTAACTCCAGTTACGTTACACCTCCTGAGCCGGTGCCTACTGAGACTAATCCGGTAGCCCCCGCTGAGCCTATGCCGGTTGGCGCTGATGTTACGCAGGACCCGCAACCGGGGCTGCGTAATTTTCAGAACACGTTCAATCAAGAGATGGATGCCCCACAAGATCGCCCGATGGATCAGGCGAGCGCTGACTTCTGGGAGCCTGTGAATATTACGGCAGGAAAAGTTGCAAAGAAATCACAAGAGCTTGGTCTCGGTGAAGCGTGGGCTGCGGCCCAGGCTGCGCTTGACCCTCAAAAAAGGGCCGACCTTACCCGCATCGCCATCGGAAAGACGCTCCAGGTGGCTTCTGATGCGGTACCCGAGGGTCTTTCATCTCCCCTTATTGCTGCGGCAGGAGAGAGGGAGACGAATCCTCTTGCAAAGGCTAACCCTTTGGCATCCGGAAAAGTGGGGGACTTGCCTGGCGCAGAAGCAACCATTGCCGGAAATCTTCTCCGCGATGTCGAGATTCCGGGTCTCAAAGGGGTGGGCGATGCGCTCGGGATTGCTGATGAGGCTCGATACCTCCCAACCGACCTGGCGGCGAACTTCGCGAACGGGCCGGGTCGCGCGCTTGAAGTTGCCCAGTGGCTCGGGGTAGCCGGACAGGCGCTTGAGAATCCAGCGAGTCCAGCGACAGCCATGCTCAGCACGGCTGGGCTCGGGCTCGCTGGGCGCTACGGACTCAAGGGACTGGGCAAGCTCGCGGATTCATCAGTCGATCCTCTGGACAATACCCGCACGGGCGTCGTGGCGGATGCGGCCCCTGAAGCTGACCGCTTCTACCACGGTACCGGAGCAGACTTCACGCGCCTTGATCCGGAAAAGGGAAAAGCGGAAGGGCTGTTCGGGTCGAACGTGGCGTACATGACGGATGATCCTCGCGTTGCCGGAAGCGGGAACCTAGGGCTCGCGGGGCGGGGGCAGCGCGGATATGCCGAACAAGCGATGGACCCAGAGGTTCGTTCGCTGCTTGGTGACATAGATTACGCGCAGCGAACACTCGTAGAACGAGCCGATGAGCCAGATGTCGTAGCGCATATGCAGCAACGACTTCAGAACGCGGAAGAGCAGCTAGGGAATTTGGGCGAGTTTCGACAATCTATAGGGATGAAGCCGCCCAGTGATGCTGGCCCAAACGTACGCCCTATAAATGTGCCGCGCGATTTGAACCTTCTTGATGCGGATGCTCCGGCGCCCCCTGAGTTGATAGAGCGACTTCGGCAAGTCATCCCCGACGATGGGAAGCTCGATCGGTTCGAGTATGAGATGGCGCGTGTGCCTAGAGATACCGGAGAAGGGGTGTACGGGACGCTTCGCCAAGTATTAGCAGATGAAGGAAATCTTCCAACCGGGGGGTGGATGCCGGAAGGCGTCAATAACACTGTTAATCAACTGTTGCAAGATGCTGGGTATGACGGTATCCGCTATAAAGGCGGGCAGCGTATGCCTATGCAGGATGCAGCGGGCAAAGACATAGAGCACACGGCTCTCGCTATTTTCCCAAAGGCGCTGGATAAGATAACGAATGCGACAGCGGGAACCCCGGGCGGCTTCCTCCCAGGTGATGCAGGCACGAACCTGGCGCGGACAGCGCGCTTCGCCACGTCCGGAGTGCAGGGCGCCGTGCAAGGTGGGCTCGGCGCAGCGGAGGAAGAAGATGCCGATGTGGGTGACATTGCACGCGGCGCGGCTCTCGGTGCGGCTCGCGGACTGGGCGGTCGCGCGATTCGAGGCACAGGTGCAGAGGGAGCGTGGGCATCCAACATCGCGAAGGCGGAATGGAATCTTAGCTTCGATAACCTTTACAAGGACCAGCCTCGTACGCGTGTTGAGGACATGCCCGAAAACATACAGGGCAAGGCTTGGGCGAAGCTCAATCAGGCACGGGATTATCTGAGCGAGCGATTCTTCGATAACCGGACCTATGTGAATAAGCTCCAGGGAGAGGCTCGCCGGTATCTTGGGCGTGATCTCACCTATGATGAGATGCTCTCGGAGCACTCGCGCCGGAACACCAGCCAGGCAGCCCAGGTAGCCATCGACCAGATGCTCCGGCCTGCTGTTAATCGCGTCGGTCCGTACATCGACCAGTTTAAGAACGCGATGACCTACCGCGATAACATCGCGGTGTCGAACGCGAAGGCGCGACAGGTCTACGCTAACGAAGCCGCTCGGCAAACCCCCGGGGTACAGGCAGCGGAGCGCGAAGTTCGGCGTCTTGAGAAGATGCAGAACAGTCCGAACGCCCCGATGGACCTGCATGTCAAGCTAGACGAAGCGCGGACCCGGCTTGATGAAGAGCTTGAGATTCGTGAAGGCGAAGCCTGGCAGACGGGCGGTATGGCCGGGGAAGGGCGATCGTTCTCTGGGGATGTCGATGTCCGCGAAAGTCAGGCACGCCTTGCGGAGATCGAGGAAAAAGTCGGGCCGGAGGTGTGGAAAACTATCAACGAAGCCATGGATGAGACCCAGGCGTTCGTGAATGAGTACCGCCAGCGGATGTATGACCACGGCATCATTAACAAGAAAACCCTTGATTCGCTTCAGCAGTTCGATTTCTACATCCCGACACGTATTCTCGATCACATCAACGATGAGTCGAAGGTCGCGGTCGGCGGGAGCGTCAGTCTCCGGGATACAGGCATCCATGAAGCGAGCATCAAGGGCACGACCAAAGAGCGCGAGGACCCGATCAACTCGCTCATGCGGCTGGCCTTCGATAGCGAGGCGCGCATTGCCAAGAACGACGCGTTCAATGCGTTCCACGCCCTGAACGCCGAGACCCCGGTATTCAGCGCGAAGTCCGTATCCGGCACCGAAGCCAAGGCCAAGATGACCAGCGAGGGTACCCGGTCGAAGATAGTCACCGGATTCGTGGACGGGAAGAAAGTCGCCTATGAGGTCAACGATCCGTGGACCGCGAAGGCGCTGAACTTCGAGAAAGACCCCATATCGAATCGCATCGATGCGCAAGTGATGCGGAAACTCTCAACACTTACACGAGAGCTAATCACCCGTAACCCGGCATTTATTGCAAAACAGCTATTGCTCGACGTGTCGGGAGCCGTGGTCCGCGAAACTTCCTGGGAAGGGGGGCCTCAGAATACGGGAAGAGTTGTCAAGGCCCTAATGCAAGCGTACTTCGACCCGGACTTGTGGAGAGGACTCGACTCCGGGCAGTACAAGGGCGACTATGCGCGCTTCCTTCGCGAAGGTGGTGGCATGGCGGGCTTTCAGGATATGACCCAGGAAGCCTTGCTCAAGAAACAAGGGGACCTTCAGCGCAGCGATCCGTTCGATAAGTTCGAGGTCAACAACAAAGAGGATTGGGTCCGCGTGCTCAAGTGGCTTGGGAAAGGCGAGGCATTTCAAAATGTCAGTACGCGCCTTGATCTCGCGCCGCGCGTCGCGGCGGCACGACTCGCGGAAGAGCGGCTTATGAAGCAGGGGGTAGACCCCAACAGCGCGAAGCTGCGGGGGATGATCGCCGGGCGTGAATCCACGATGGACTTCAGTAAGGGTGGCTCGCTGACCAAGACGTTGAACCAGTTCATTCCTTTCTTCAACATCGGGTTTCAAGCGGCTGCGACCCCCATTCGCGCACTCCGGGAAAATCCCGTGGCGTTCCCGGCGACGATGATAACGACGATCGGTGTTCCGGTTATGGCGGCGGAAGTGTGGAATCGATCTGATCCACAACGCGCTCGCGACTATGAGGACATCCCCGACTACATCAAGGCGCGGAACCTTGTTGTCATGATGCCCGAGGTACCGGGCACAGACATCGGGAAGGCAGGGGTTGATGAGTTTGGAGGGCGTCGTCCTAAATACGTCACGTTTCCTTTGCGAGAGTTCGGGGTGTTCGGTGTGCTGGCACGCGCGGCTGCGAAGAAGGCAATCGAAAGCACTGGTGGAGATGTACGAGACCCGGATGAGTGGAACAAGATCGGGAAAGACCTTCTCAGCATTGGATCGCCAATTACGGCAAATAACCCCACAGATTTAACAACAGCGTTCTCTCCGGTCGGGCTATCTACGGCACTCCAGATGTCGAACAATAAGGACGCTTTCCGGGGGCGTCAGATTGCGACAGAGCGCAATGACATGGAGGCGTCGAACATCTCGAAGGGTATCTCGAATTTCGTCTTTGATAAGTTCGGGCTAGAGTGGCGCCCAAGTCAGGTTGAGTTCGTTGTGCGCGATATGGGAGGCCACACCGGCGCAGCGGTGCTCGCTGGCGGAGACGCGCTGACACGGAGAGTACCGAAAGATGAAGGAGCCCCGAGTACCCCGGTAGTTGGTGGCGTGGTCAAGGGCTTCTATGGAAACGCAACAGGGCAGCGGCTTAATGACGCTCGTGAGCATCAGTTGAGTGGAAACACTGTTAAGACGCTCCGGCAGTTCGGCCTTCGCTCTGACCAGATAGCGCCTGTTCCGGCTACACTACAGAATATACAGTTGTCTCGGGCAGAGCAGACGGCCTGGCAGTCAGCGTTTAATAGTGAGTTCGAAACTGAGCTAGCGGCGATGCAGCAATCGTCCCTATGGATTGAACCAGACGCGGACCATGCGGAGCTTATCCGCAAGGCAGCTGCGACCGCTCGCGCACGTACCGGGAAAAACATACTGAACGATATGTCATCCATAGAGAGACAAGAGCGCCAAGTTAAAGGAGTGAGGTAGTGGAACCGATCATCACTCAAATAGTCCCGGTATGGTTTAAGGCTGGGAACCCCGAGGTCTTTGTAACGACTCAGCCTACAGACGATAAAGGCTGGGTAAAGGGCAACGTCCTCGCGAGCACCTACGAGGACGGCATTGTTCGGTACAACATCCTCGATGATAACGGGGTAGCCCAGCAGGATAGCGATCTTAAAAAGACCACACTCAACAATGATATTCGGACGCAGTACATCACGCAGCAGCGTGCCGCACAGCAGAATCCTCCAGTATCTCCCGAGCAGCGCGCGGCTGAGGCCACTACAGCCGGAGCCCAGGCTCGCGCAGCTACCGCACTTGATGCAGAGCGGGCTCAAAACGCCGCGAACGGCGACGGCTACGTTACGAATGCTGATCTTGCAAAGCAGCAGCAAGAGCAAAAAGATGCGGCTGTCCGGCTTCAGCAAGTCAATGCTCAGATAGCGGCGATTCAGGCCCAGGCCCAGAGCACCGCTGATACCAACGCGATCCGACGCGAGGAGAATGCCCGGAACGCGTCACAGTTCGGGGTCACGTCGGCTCAGACTGACCGGCAGATATCGCAAGGTGACGAACGCATTGGGCTTGATCGCGAAAAGATTGGCATCGATCGCGAAGATTTAGGGATCAAGCGCGAACAGGTCGGGCTCCAGGGCCGGCAAGTTGACATAGCGGAGTCTCAGAACGCGTTTGAGCAGGGGCCGAAGTTCGACCTTGAGAAAACCAAGCAGGCTTTCGCGGAGAAGCAAGCCCAGCTTTCGAACCTGCTCGCGGCTCGCCGTATCGACCAGGAGACCGCGATTGCGGAGATGAATAACTGGTGGCGCCGTACGGTCGAGGGTCCGTTCAAGATGGACGAAGCGGCTCGGATGCGTGCCGCCGAGGAGCGCCAGCTTCAGCAGCTTGAGGACTCATCGGCCCAGTTCGCGGCAACGCACTCCCTGAACCGGGCACGCCTGGGTGTGGATGCCGGGCACTACGCGGCGGAAGAGGCGATCAGCACCTTTCCGTACCGGGGTGGTCCGAACCTTGGGGCGAATATGTCTGCCGCGATCAACTCGCTGGCGAAAGGATCAAGCGCCGGGGTGAACTTCAGCCCCGATGATTTCAACTTCAACTTTGATCTCGATAAGACTCGTGAGCGTGCGACCGCGAGCGCCCTGAAGAATGTATCCCCGTACGCGCGGAACATTGTCATGCAGAATGAGGGGCGCACATCGACGCCGCTGCCTACAGTTGATTGGAACTCAATGCCGAGTATGGGCAGCCAGCCCACGGCAGTAACGGACTTCATTCAGCAGTATTACCCGGGGATGATTGCTCCCGATCAGCCAGAACAACCCCAGGAGTAACCAGTGGACACAAGCAACGTAACGAAGAATGTTCGTGAGGTCGCGGCGTGTCAATCGGATCATACGATTGATGTTTTAACAGCCCCACAACTGAATGGGCAGCCGGTGTTTGATGACAATCGGTATCCAGCGGTCATCCGGCACGAAGCCCCGAGTGAGAAGGGGCCTATAGCGTCGCTTATCCCTATCGAACAAAATAGCTGGGGAAGCATCGTCGATGGGGATAGTGATGCTCCGGACATCATCAAAGAGAAGATCGATCTTGCGCACCATGCTTATGATGCGGCGCTTACTCGCGATCTTTTTGGCGGGACAGAGTGATTGTGTATAATACAATTTGTGCCAGCGGGACTGCGAGCGCAGTGCTCTGACCCACCGTCTTAGCTAGACCCCAAGTCAGAGTTTCCCGTCGTGGGGTGAGCGCTCACCCCCACGGCACCCCATCTGGTATGCTGAATAACGGAACCGTCTTAATCTCCTTTCTTCGGTTCCGGACCCGCTTCCAGGCGACAGAAACCCCCTCGTTCGCCAACCGACGAGGGGGTTTTTGCGTCTCCAAAGGTTGACGCCCCGGGATTTGCATGGTACACCTTGAGCAGAGGTAATTGCATGACGCAAGTAGCCGAAACGCTCGACGCGCCCCTTTCCGGCCAACCGCCGGCTCAACAGGGCGATTCTCCTTCACCAGATCAGCAGGGCCAAACGTGGCTTAACTCAGTGCTTGGCCGCACCCCGGTTGAGCTTCCTGCCCCTGTAGCTAGTGGAGAAGAGGATCGATCCGAGTCAGGTGAGTCCCAGGATACAGAAGGCGCCGCGCCTGCCGAGCCCCAGCCAAAAGCTGATGGCGAGGATAGTGGTGCACCGGACGGTGATGCGCCGATAGCCCTAACACGGGCACAGCTTACCGAGATGATCCGCAACGGTATTACGCAGTTCGAACAGACTGAGTTACCGAGACGGCTCCAGGCGGAAGTTGACCGGCGAGAAGCCAAACGGGCGAAAGAAGAGCAGCGTCGCACTCTCAGGCAGAAGGCGGATAACGACCCGTACGCTGCATCCGAAGAGCTAAAGAAAATGCTCGACTCGGAAGATGAGATGCAGACGACCCAGGCCATGCGCATGCAGATTTACGGCGGGGCTCTTGCGGAGTTCGACGCTGCGGTGCTGGATCAAGTGACAGCAGCACTGCCCAAGGCGGAAGCCACTCGATTGATTCAGAAGGGTGTTAACACCGTTCCGCAACGACGTGAGTTCGTTATGGAAGGGTTGAAGATACTCCGGGCCGAAGCAATAAAAGAGGGTGCAGCCTTAGCGCGCGAGCAACTCAAGAAAGACCCAGCATTCAAGAAGGAATCGCTGGCAGAGCTTCGCGCGAGTAGGGGTGTGGCCGAACCGGAAGTCCTCGAAGGGACTCCTGCTGATAATGGTCCACGTGATAGCGCGACTATCATGAACACTCTCATTCGCGGGTTTGCAGGCCGGCGTTAAATGAGGGTAAACGACCATGGTCTACAGTTCAAGGATCGCTCGCGGTACTGATCCGAGCTTTACCTCCGGTGCGAATGAGGCGAATGCCCTCATGCCGCTGGATGTATCGAAAGAGATAATCAAGGGCGCGACCGTCAAGAGCGCGGTCATGAGCATGTTCCGCATCAAGCGGATGGGCACGAAGATTCAGTACATGCCCGTGCTCTCGGCCCTGCCGACTGCGTATTTCGTCAACGGGGATACAGGACTCAAGCAGACTACCAAGGTCTCTTGGGAACTCAAGAACCTGATCGCGGAAGAGATCGCGGTCATCGTTCCCATCCCCATCAACGTGTTGGAAGATTCCAACTACGACATCTGGGCCGAGATCAAGCCCCTCATTGAAGAGGCGATCGCGATCACCTTCGATGCAGCAGTCATCTTCGGCGTGAATAAGCCGACTCTCTGGCCGAACGCCATTGCGGCCCAGGCCATTGCTTCCGGTAACACCGTGACTCGCGGCGCTTCAACCATCGACGTTGCCGACGACGTGAACAACGTCATGGCTGCGGTCGAGGACGACGGCTTTGAAGTCAATGGTTTCTGGATGCAGAATAACCTCAAGTCAGTGTTCCGGGGTCTCCGAGACAATGCTGATGGTCTGATCTACATCCCGAACAACCCCGGTGTGGAGACTTCCGCATGGAAGGGCATGTTGTGGGGTGAGAAGGCTGTCACCAGTATGGCCGGCCTGTTCGAAGGATCGCAGTTCACCACAGCCGGTGCCGCTATCACTGCGAACAAGGTGTCTCTGGTGGCCGGCGACTGGAACCAGGGCATCGTGGGCGTTCGTGACGACATCCGGTACAAGATGCTGGAAGAGGCCACGATCTTCGATGCCGATGGAAATGTCATCTATAACTTCGCTCAGCAGGACATGATGGGTATGCGCGTGACGTTCCGGGCTGGTTTCCAGGTTCCGAACCCGATCAACCGGCACAACGTGAACAACGCGACTCGCTATCCGTTCGCTGTCATGCGGCATTCGAGCTAGCATTCTGACCTGAGTTGAGGGGACGGACTCGGGCACCGTCCCCTCGCTTGGGGCTTGAAAAGGATTTGAACAATGTCAGTATCTCCGTTCAGAAAGCCTCTCGTTACGGACATCGCAGCGGCAGCCGCCGCAGCGGATGCGTACGGGATATTCCCTCCAGCGCCGGCAGGTACCGTGGTGGAGGTCAAGGTCATTCCGATGGCGGCGATCAACACGACCGACACCGAGTCCAGAACCTTCAACCTCTACAACCGCACACGCTCCAAGACTGTCGCCACGCTGGCGCTGGTCGCGGCGGTTGCCGATATCGTGGATAACGTGCCGTTCAACCTGACACTCTCCGCGATAGCCGACAACCTTGTGGTGAACGACGGCGACATTCTGGAAGCCGAGTCGCTCCATGTTGGGGCCACAGGACTCGCGGCTCCGGCTGTGAAGGTGCAAGTCAAGATTTCAGGCTCGTACTAAGTCCTGAGAACCAAGGAGTAGAACAATGGCACGAGACAGGAAAGTACGCGACACGCACGAGGACGATGACGAACTGGTCACTGTGACCATGACCGATCATCAGTATTCGGCAGACTACGGGCGACTGGAGCCAGGGGACGAAGTGGATATGTCCATGACGAAGGCTCGCCGGTGGGTAGGTCTCCATCTCGCGGAAGCGGACGGGATCACCTACGAAGATGCCAAGACCCCGGGTCGCGTGCGTAAGATCAACCCGTACGTTGAGCCCGAAGCATCGGTGTCGAACATGAATCCGCAGATGGCTGCGATGCAGCAGCAGATCGCGGACCTCACGCGTTTGGTGGAGAGTCAGCTTGGGGGTGCCCGTGTGGCACATCACCACGATGATGAGACACCAGCACAGGGCCGGGCTGCCCGGCGAACCGCGCCACTCAACAAGGATAAGGGCGCCGTTGGTGTCCCCGATCCTATCGAGCCTACGCCCCCTCCGTCGATGACCACGGAAGCCAAGACATTCTCAGAGGCAGCGGCAGACGCTAAGAAAGCCGAAGAGCACAAGTAGGTAACGTATGCCCGAGACGCCCGACGTTGAAGAGAGCGTGAGCCGCGAAGCGCGGCTCACGTCCCTCTTTGAATCACTCCAGCGGCCCCCGATGTTAGGGCGTGCTGGCCCATCAGAGTTCCAAACATTGTCCGTGGAGTTCACGTTGATGAAGCTCTATGCCATGGGACTCGAAGAAAAGCTCGCGGAGGCCCGAGAGGTTCTCCACGAGTTGATAAGCGTGACGACTCCAAAGGAGCCCATCGATGCCGGACAAGCGACCGACGAAGAAAATCCTAACGACGGACGAGAATCTAGCGTCGAGGGCGAACCGGACCACCCCCACAAACATTGATGTCAGCTTCCTCGAACCGTGGAAGATGATCCTGATCCGGGCACTGCGGACATTCTTGCAGAGCCTTGTGGTGTTCACCCCTCTCCTTGCGGCGGGCGTCGGTCCGGTTGATCCGGATACATTGATGGAGTCGGTGAAACTCGCGGTGGGATTATCTCTGGCACCGACCCTGGGCTCCGTCATTAACAACACGTTGGAAGTGCTTGCGGGCTTGGACACCAGTAATCCGGAGATTAGAGGCTAGTTCTTGGCCGGTGCATTCCCAGGTGCGATCACCACCTACACGAACCCGGCGGGATCGACGCACACCGCGACTCCCGTAGGGGGACGCACCCTTTCGCAGTTCGTGTCGGATCATAATGATGATCTCGAAGCGATCATGGCGAAGCTCGGGATAACGCTCGCATCCGGGGCATTGAACTCCCCGCTCACTGACCGCTTGATGGGGTCTGATGCGAACAATCAATCAGGCTGGATGCAGCTTCGGGCGGGAATGGTTCCGGCGAACCTTATTACACAGGCCGTGGAAACGGTCGAAGCATCCGCCGTTGATGTATCGAGCACGTCCTACACCGATGTTGCGACGCGGACGATTACCACAACAGGGGGCATCCTGCTGGTATTTGGACATACCAACGCCTATATTACCAGTGGAACACCGGGGAACTGTTTCATGTCCTTGCGCCTGGACAGCGGTGCAGATACCGATCTCGATAATCGTGCATCGTCTGCGAGTTCCTTTGGGCTCATGGGGTGGAAGATATTTACCGGGGTATCAGCGGCATCTCATTCATTGGCGCTGCGTATAGCGAACTCGGCGGCAGGGACAAACCAGACCTACTACCGTCAGCTTATGGTATTAGAGCTAAAGAAATGATTAAACACGGCCCAGTTATTCTCGATAAGCTCCGTGCAGAGTTGAGCGCCGCGAACATCATCGTCTTGGGGATGGTGAGCCGGGCAACCCCGGACGGGGTAGATGTGTCTGTCGTTGATGCGGACGGCCATCCAAAAGACCTTCCTGCTCAAGCTCGCGCGGTGCTTGATGCCCACGATGGTACGCCCCCCGTAAAACCTGTGTTCGGGGGAGATGTTGTCGATATTCAAGACCAGGCAGCACAGATAGTGACAGGTATCCGGAACTATATTCGCGATGTGCAGGACCCCGGGGTAACTATTACTGCTGCTCGACGGCAACAGTTTGAGGTCATCATCGGGAAAGCCGTGCTGCACTACATACGCTCAACGGTACAGGAATGAAGGAGGCGTGATGCGTCACTGGTTCATTGCATTTGTATTTCTCTTGGCTCTACTCCCGGCAACGGTGAGTGCAGATGGACTCCCCGAGTTCGATCAGTACGGAGTGTGCTTCACGGGGGAGGACCCCCGGTTCGATGACGCGCTGCTCTGGGATGTGCAGGCAGGGTACCCCACCAACGCGATCGCACATGGACACTTTAGTTGGCTTATGGAGCACCGGGGATGGACACATCAGGACATGCTCAACACGGTCGGCAAGTGTGCGATCGTCGAGGTCTTTCTAGAAATCGATGACCATGGCGCGGAGCACCACGTCATTCGGCTCCCCCAGAACGAAGCCTATCTCTCAATAGTTTCAGCAGACGACGCCATGAGCGGCCCGGCACTCGGGGACAATTACTGCCATCTCGAAGGCAACCAGTGTGACAAGGGTGACCGGCTTCAGAAGGGTTCGCGGGACGCGAATAAGAAACCTGAATGACGACCTTCCTCTTTGTCGCACTCCTCGCTTTCCTGCCCTTCATTGACTCGGGTGAGTCAGAAGTCCGGACTGTGGTGAGTCAGTTAGTGAACGCGGAGTGCAACGCCCTGCTCTATGAGCTTGATGACAACCTGGATACCAAGCTCGATGAGGACGGCGACCCGATTATGAAGTGGCCGGGCGCATTCTGCGGCTGGCAGATGACGGACATTGGCGTCACAAACGGCTGGTCCGCGCACGCTCGGGTGCAGGTATCGATTGGGTGCGATGGGTTTAGAGACCTGTCACACACTCAGGAGACTGAATACTGGTACCGGGTAAACTTGGAAGATGGTACGCTCTTAGAGAAGGAGCGAATAGACATAAGTCCCCACCTTATTCGGAGTGGGACATGGGTACCGGAGTTCTTTGACCCAGCATGTCTGGAAGGAGACACATCATGGCAAAGCCTGTAGAGAGTGGCAAGACGAATCACGCGAAGGGCAAGCCGACGTTTGTGGCGGTGTGCCACATGGACGACGAGACCGGGCAGTACGAGCCGCACAAGGTTCGGACTGACAAGTATGAGAAGTTCATGGGGAACCATCCCGACGACATCCCGATGCCCGAAAGCGGAGTCTGCCCGTTGGTGCTCGATGAGGACACCGGCGAGGGCCTCCCCGAGCTTGACGTAGAGTAAGCCCGGAGTTCAAGGAGTACAACATGGCGCTGTCCATATCAAAGCTGTGGCTCACCCTCCGCATTGAGGAGGACAGCGCCAGTGGCGCCCTTCACGCTGAGGCGACGGACGGAAACAAGACGGCCACAAGCTCAGTCGAAGTTGAGCCCGACGCAAAGTTCCTGCGGATGTTCCGCAAGGTCATGAAAGAAAACGCCGACACTGCGGGTGCGCTCGCGATGGAAGCCCTGGTGCAATCGCTTGGCATCGACCGCGAAGATGCACCGCCTCCGGGGGTCATCGCCCTGAAGCTCGAAGGGGGCATAACCAGTGAGAATGCCCCGGTTCGCATGAAGAAGAGTCCCGCTGATAAAGAGGGGGACGAATAATGACTGCACCACTCCGAAAGCCCAATCCCGGGCTGACGATCATCCGCAAGGGTGCGTGGGTTCCCGAGGACATTGAACACAAGATCAAGACCTGGGACCCCAAGACCCAGCTTGGTCAGTATGTCCGGGACGTAGCTGGCAAGCATCTGCCTGGCGACGTGATGGCCGAACTCATTGAGTACATGAGTAAGACGGTCATCGTCGAATCGTCACTCGATCTCGCAATCAAGTGGGGACCTGAAGCGCGCAAGCCCTTCTCTATAGAAGAGCTTGGCATTGTGTGCCGCAAGGTGGTGACGGACGCTGGGGTCAACTTCATTGTTGACGCGTTCCAGAACACGACCGAGCTTGAGAACCTCAAATATCATGGCATTGGCACCGGGTCTACGGCTGAAGCAGCCGGTGATACGGCCTTAGTCACCGAGTTAACAACTGAGTACAATCCAAATTCCACCCGGGCTACCGGGACCACGACCGAGGGCGCGACGGCCAACATCTATCGAACGGTGGCAACCAACACGCTCGATGCGGCTCCTGGCGCCGCGCTCCGAGAGCACGGCGTATTCAGTCAGGCCGCGACTGGCGGCGGTACGCTGCTGGATCGGTCAGTCTATGCCGCGATTACTCTGGCTTCTGGCGACGGACTCCAGAGCACGTACGAGCTTACCTGTACTTCGGGCGGATAAGCCAATGGCCATCAATTACGCGGCGCTCAAAACGGAACTGCTCACTGACCCGCAAACCTACGGGTATGCGGCGACGCTGGCCGCTGGCGAGCCCGAGGCGGCAGCGGCATTGCTCAACAAGATACGCAACGGTACTGACGGGGAAGGGGCGATCACCGTGAACCGGGGGGCCATCACGCCGATGGAACTCATGGAAGCCATCGACATCCGGGACCTCGCTATCGGCGGGCAGTTGAACGCGACCCTTGTCGGATCGTGGCTAGAATCGTTGCTTCAGTCAACGGGGCAGATACGGTTACGGGATGCTGCCGGGGCCAAGACGCGCACGCGGGATAACATCGATCGCGTTCTTGGTACGACCAACGGCTCTCAGGCCCGGTTCGACGCGCTCGCGCAGCGCTTCGGTTCACGGGCAGAGCAGCTATTCGGGGAGGGCACGGTGGTGACCAGGGAAGATATCGCCACCGCTCGAAATAGCTAATGCCAAACAAGATTCTCCACGCGCCAGAAACAGCGCTCACCTTCAAGGACTCCGGCGGGTCTGCCGTTATCACCCTGGCAAACTTGGCCTTTGGCGCGGGGCGGGTCAGTGCACAGTATGACCGGGGCTCAGGTTCGAAGGCTGGGCTCTACATCTGGCGCGGACAATTCCAGTTTGCGACGGCTCCCGCCATCGCGGAGCTTATCGAACTGTATTTGTTTGGCGGCGATGGCTCCGTGGTTGATGGCACCGTGGGTACCGCCGACGCGGCCCTCACGAGTGATAAACGCCGGAACGGATGGAACTTCGGCACCGTGGTGGTCGATACGACATCGACGAATACGGATTGCGTGGGCTCTGGCGTCGTGGAAATATATGACCGTTATATCAGCATCGGTGTATGGAACGGCTCAGCCGGAGATAATCTTCGTAACACGGCGAACACTAGCATCATCACGCTGACTCCGGTACCGCCAGAGATTCAGTAGGGTGTCAACCCCTCGATACACGGAGCGCCCAGCACTTCAGCGGGCGCTCCGGCCAAACACATCGAGTAAGCAGAACGACGCGCTGGCGCTCTGGCTCCCCGGGGGAACCTACGCCCATCCGCTAAACAAGAACCGTCCGTCCGTTATTGGGACCACCGCGCGGCCAGTTCCCGACCCCGATTTCGGGAGAGTGTGGGACTTTACCGGCTCATCACCGTCGCGGATTATCTTCAATCCGTTCAAGTTCGAAGGCATCACGTTCGACGGCAAGTACACGTTTTCCATCTGGGCGAAGTGGGACACTACTTCCGGAACGACGAACGCGATGTCATGGTCATCGGGCACGTTCTCCGTAAACATGATCTCGATGCGTTCGGGAGTCATCGTATTCGGTGCCCCATTTGGTGGCAACCTGGGCACCATGGTCGCGTCGGCGTCGGCAAACACGTGGTACCACCTCACGGTTGTTGGGCTCGCGGCGTCATCGCAGCGCCTATTTGTCAATGGGAAGTTCGTCACTACGGGGAACTCTACGAGCGCGGCTGCGCTGATCTACGCCGCTGTTGGGTGCTCGTTCGATAGTGGCGAGGCCGAGTACATGGACGGTAAGGTGGCCGACGCGAGAGCGTACTCTCGGTCACTATCCGACATGGAAGTGTGGAATCTGTACGACAACGCGACACGCTGGGCGCTGTATCGCCCGTATCGCATCCGGTATGGCAAGGCACCGAGCGGGACTGTCACCCCCATTACCCCGGCTGGAACATTCACCAGCGCAGGCAGCATGAAGTTCCAGACACAAAAACAACTGGCTGGGGTGCTCACCGATGGCGGAGCACTGAAAAAGCAGCCCAATAAGATTCTCGTTGCTGCTATCACCCCCGGTGGCATAGTCGTGAAGCGGGTGAATAAGCCGATCTCGGGGGCAGTAACGAGCAGCGGGGCATTAAGTCGGCAACGAGTCGCGGTGCTCGCTATTTCTGGGGTACTTACCCTTGGAGGGGTGCTGAAGAACCAGATACAGAAGCGACTCACCGGGGTAATAACTCCAGCAGGGGCGCTCAACAAGCTCGTGTATCGGGTACTCACAGGAGCGCTTACTTCGTCAGGGGTGCTCTCGAAGAAAGTGAATAAGACATTCCCCGGTACACTGGGTACCGCAGGAGCGCTCCGCTCACAGGTCAACAAGCTCTTCACGGGAGCCATAACGCTCTCGGGAATTGTGCGTACTCAGCTAAACAAAAGCTTCGCCGGTGTGCTTACGCTGGGAGGCGGGCTCACCAAGCAAGTCAACAAACTGCTATCCGGGGCTCTTACTCCAACAGGTGCAACCAGCGTCTCGAAGGTCGGGGCGGGACTCTTTACACTCAACGTGGGCGGGACGCTCACCCTGGTTGGAGCGCTCATAAAGAAGCCCCTACGGACGTTCGCTGGGGCTCTGCCGCTTGCGGGGGCACTCCGCAACCAGGCAAACAAGCGGCTCACTGGAACTCTGACAAGCTCGGGAGCATTGACCAGGCTGCGCATCGTGCCGCGTACGTTCACCGGGGCTATGGCATCATCAGGGCTGCTCCGTCGAGTAACGAACAAGCTCCTGACTGGGGTACTCATACCATCCGGGGCCTTGCGGTTTAGTCTTTCCAGACTATTCACCGGGACCCTGGCGCTGGCTGGGGCAGCGTTCAAACAGGCTAACATCACGCTTCGGCGGTTCCTGCCGTATGACTCCGTTGTTCCCTATGACACGAACATCCCCTACGATGGCACGACTACTCCGGTGTTCTCATCGTCGGGGGAACTTCAGAACACCATTGTCGGGACCCAGTATGTCTCACTGAGCGGGGCGATGGCATCTGCCGGAGCCCTGAGAAAGCAAGTCAACAAGCTCCTCTCGGGGGTCCTGAGCCTCGCTGGCTTCGTCACTCCGGTCACCACGCATATCTCCACATTCTTCACGCGCATCGAGACATCGATCCAGCTTGACCCCCGACTCTCCGGCATTCGGCACACAACGAGTAAAATAGGCGTAGCGGTTGCGTCGCGGGTGAATAAGAACCGGATCGTCTCGGGAATAACCAAGCGTATTGGAATTGCCCCAAGAGTGGAGCCGTAATGTCGAGCATATCAATAGAAAACTACGTTGACGATGTGCTGGCGAACGCAACATCGGTCAAGCTCAAGGACGTGGGCAACACCTTCGGTATCCGCAACGCAGATACGCTCGCGGTGATCGTCACTCCCACTGGGGATATTGCCCCCACTACAACGGGCACCTACAGCTATGACATTGGAGCGATCGCACTCTCCGGTCAGTACGAGGCGCAGTGGGAAGTCATCAACGGGAGCAGCACGTCCTATGTGCAACAGCTATTCGAGATCGAGGCTGCCGAGGTCATGCTCCCTGGGCCATCGCTCGCAGAGATCGAGGCTGAGACAGCCCGACGTATCGGGCCGTACTTCTCCCTTGTCGCTGGGTCAGGCGCCACCGTTGAGCGCGTGCCAGTGCCGACGCTGCAATCGCGACTGCTGCGCAGTGGCTACGATGACCTGTATATCTTGCGGCGAGGCCGGACGACATCAGGCAGCGCCGTCCCGGGATTCATTGCAGACGATCGCGTACGGGTCGTGAAAGAACTGGATGTATCCACCGGAGCGCTTGTGGTTGATCGGAACTACACCGGAGCGCCGATCCAGAACGAAGTGATCGAGCTTATGGCGCTTGATCCGGTGGCGATCCGATCCGCCGTACTCGAAGGGCTCAGACGGGCGTACTTCATTGACACCGTGACGCTCACTCCTGATGCAGGGAACATCGAGTCCGACTTCACGGCGCTCGCTCCGTGGCTCAAAGACACATGGCAAGTCATGACCATCGACTCCGGGTGGGATACCCCATTTGCGGTACCCACAAAGGTCGGGTGGTGGAAACCCATCGCTCGGCAGGGCCGGTTGCACATCCGGTCAGGAGCGTTCCATGCTGGGCGCGCGATCGTCACGGCGCTCCGACCCGCACACACCCTGGTCAATGGCTCGACGACGCTTGCTGGGCCGAACGATGATGACGATTACGTGCACATCTCAAAGGAGTACGCGGCATCAGCCGCGCACGTGGAGTGCTGGCGCTACTACCCCGCTCAGCTTACCCCGCTCGCGCAGTTGGACATGGGGATATCCAAGACCGACGCCGCGAAGGTGTTTACCAAAGAAGGGGAGCTTGTCATCTCGCATGTTCCCCAGTACAACCAGCCTCCGGGACCGTTCGGTGTGTATACCGGACAGTCGAACGCTAGTTAATGCCAAACGTATTAAGTCCGGTTAACCGGCGCCCACCCTACCCGTTCGATGCGTACGTCGGGGACATCGGGGTGATGCTCGATCCCAAACAGAGCGGGCAGCTTGTGGCGCGCAAGTCGAAAGCCCTGAACCCCGTGGCCATAGCCCCGGAGTATGGGACCAATGACCCCAGACTAGAGATCGCGTACCCGGCAAAGAACGTGGTGCTCGGCATGGGGCTCAAGACCCAGCCGTCTAATGGCCGGATTCCCCGGCGTTACTATTACATGATTAACGGGGACGCGTCGATCGATGGGCAGCCGATCAAGGGTCCCCTGTTCCATCCGGCTGAGACCGTCGCGGCAGGGCAGCCCGTCACCCAGTTTGTGCGTAACCGATTCAACGGGGAGTTCACGGTCTTTGCTATCGCCGGCACGAAGTTCGCGGTCAAGACAGCGGACGGCGCCGCGTGGACCACGCTCGCGACGCTCGCGGACTCGACGTTCAACCAGGCTGCGCGGTTCACCCACTCGACCGCCACAGGCAATGCGCTCTACCGGACCTATCTTACTGCCGACTCACTCCACAACCTGATGTACTACGAGGACACGGGGGACGCGACGGGCTTCTATGAGATGGGTGCGCTTGAAGGACCAGGGCCATCGGGCATCGCAGGCTCGCGGCGCCCGCGTTGGGTCGCTGAAGGCAACGGGGAACTCTATGTATTCGAGGATCAGGACGCGTTCAGGCTCCTGGCCCCTGCGAATAACCCGGTAACCTCGGCAAGCTGGAGTGGGTCCTTCGTCATCGGAGACAAGAGCTACCGATCGACCGGGCTCATTGTCGATCAGGGCGTTCCGCACTTCTTCAAAGAGACTTCGATCTACACGCTCAATGCCGATGGGAGTACGAACGATCTCTTTCCTGGGTTCCTGCAAGCCGCGAACGAGAACAATGGCAGGAATGCCCGGTCCTGGCTGAAGAATCTGTACTTCCGGTTTGGCGACGGGTTCGTGAAGTTCAAGCAAGACGGCTCGATGCAGGGCATTGGGCAAGAGCTTCTTCTCCACAACGATTCTGAAGTGACTGGATACCCGGTGGCCTGGGTACCGCACAACACGTGGTTCCTGTACTACGCGCTTTACAACCCGATCTCAGGGGACAGCCACCTGATGAAGTATGGGGCGTGGATCGAATCGGAAGGTGACAACAACCCGCAGCTTCTTGAATATGAGGACGTACACCATGGGTCTCTCAAGAAGTGGGAAGATAAGCAAGTCACCGCGCTCGACATCATCCCGACCGATGGAACCAACGACCGGCTGTACGTTGGGTTCTCGGACGGCACGGCCCAGTGGTGCTACCTTCCCCGGAATCACCCCGATCCTACGGCTGACCCCGCGTGTGAGTTCACGGACGAAGCGACGTACTTCTATCCGCCATCCAACCACGGAGGGTACGCCGCCGACTTCAAACTCTACCGTGGATTTGGGGTGTTTGGGCCGAAGATCGACACGACGGCGTATTGCGAACTCGAATACCGAACGAGTGACGACGCGCCGTGGTCCCCGCTGCGTCTCCCGGCAGAAGGCAGCATCGAGGCTCCCACTCCTGGCGTGATTGGGGAGAACCCGGGTACACCTACAGCGGCGCAAGGTACCGGAGATGTCGCGATGTTCACGGTGCCTGGGCAGCGGATCGATTTTCCGCAGTGGACCGCTCTTATTGCGAAGAGCCTGCAAACGCGCCTGGTCATGCTGTCGAGTACGACGACACAAACCCCCGAGGTTGAGGGCATCGCGATTTACCAACAGGTGCGCCCGCCGATGCTGTTGGAGTACATCCTCACAGCACAGGCCCGGAACTTCATGGCGAAGTACAACGGCGCCGTGGACTGGCGCACGGCTGAGGATATTCGCAATGGCCTGATGGCGCTCGCCGGTATACCGGGTACAATTAAGCTCATCCCGCCATCAGGGGTGCCCGAAGAAGTCTCGGTCATCGACTATCAGGAACAGATCGTCGCGTCGGATAAACGGTACGGCATAGAGTGGGAGATCACACTCTCGGCCACGCAGTTCAAGACGCTGACAATTCAAGGCTCCATCGTCCAGACCAGTATGACCTATGGCGAGATGGAGGCGTACACCTATGCCCAACTCGAAGCACTGCTCTAAGCCCGTGACTACTCTTCAAAGGAGGATCATGTGGCACGGTTAACTTCCTCAAATTTCACTGCGGCAGGTACCCAGTTTCAGTGGGCAGATTCGGACGACGAACATCCTCTTTTCCCGGAGGACCTCGGGCGTCTCGCGGCAGCGGTAGACCAGCACACGCACGCATCTACCCGGGGACTCGCGGTCGCTCGCGTCGCTGACCTTTCCATCCATGCCGGGGCCTACCAGGCGGCATCGATCGCGACCGCGAAGATTCAAGACGGGGCAATCACTGCACCGAAGCTCGCGGCGGGGGCGGTTGGTTCTGCGGCACTCGGGACTGACTCCGTAGGTGCGGCGCAAATAGCCGCCGGCGCGGTCGGCGCATCGGAGCTTGCGGTCCTTACTGGGAACCCGGCTCTCAGGTTCGGACCACTCGGGCATGCGTCGTTCGGGTCGATCCAGTGGAACGGGGATGGCGGGCTGGGGACATTCCTCTTTGACTCGCTGACGGGTGGCGGGGGAGGCGGCGGGCGGCATATTATGCAGGCCCGCAACGCCCAGTTCCACCTTCTCAACCAGGCCGGAAGTGCCTATGGGACGCTGGTTGCTGGGGGCCTTGACATTCAGGCCGGGGGCGCTGGTATCAGCATCCAGTCATCCCTCTCTACTGCAAACAACGCCAACATATTCTTGAACGGGAACTCTCAGCTACTTGCTCGTAAGCCTGCCGCTGACAATGGTGATCTCTACATCAATGCTGGGGTCTATATTGAAGCAACCGGGGGCATAGCGGCGATCGGGTTCCATCGTCCCGGTGTAAATGGTGCGGCGTTCATGGAGATGGGCGGCACGTTTCACCGGAAAACAATAGCGGGAGCCCAGCACCAGATATGGGATGCGGGCAATGATGGGGCAAGCTCCGGTCTCGATGCTGACACCGTTGATGGAGTTCAGGAGTCCGCGCTCGCAAAACTTGCAAGTGCAAACTTCACAACGCTTCAGCGAGGCGGGCAGTCCGTCGCAACACTCGACAGCGCCAACTTTACGGCGCTACAAAAGGGCGGGCAGAATGTTGCGACGCTCAATGATGCGGACTTCACGGCACTCAAGCAGGGCGGTAATGCCGTGCTTACTACGGCGTCAACCCTTGCGGTTCCTGTAAGTGGTTCGTATACCGGAGATGGCGGAACAGGTAACAGAGACTTCAATGTCGGATTTACCCCGCGAGCCGTGCTCCTTATAGGTGGAACATCCAATGCCAATATTGGGGTGCATCATATCCACGACACGGGCGGCAGCGCGTTTAGTAATAATGGTGGGAATACTGAGTGGTGCACTCATGTGAAGATCATCGCCAACGGGTTCAGGGTTGGCTCCGGTGATTGGCACGGGAACTACAGTGGTGCTCCGTACAAGTACGTCGCGTTCCGAGATTAGGGGATTCTAATGAACGAACGATCAGGGCTCTGCGGGCCGAAGGACGGAAGCTATCTGCCTGAGTGGTTCACCGGGGTGGGGGCTGGGAAGTTCAGGTTCTCCGGAGACCTTGACTTTGGGATGTCTCGCGCAACCGCAAAGAGATTTACCCGTGCTGGGCTAGAGCTTGTGCTGACCTACGATTCTGACACCTTCCGAAACCGGACGGACGACGATGCCATCAGGGAGCTAGCGGAGCGGTACAAGGGCCTGATCGGCGTCGTCGAGGTTGGCAACGAACCCGATGGTGCGGGGGCTGAGTCATCAAGGATGACGCACGCCCGTATCAATAGGATGATGGAGCTTTCGCGCCAGCATTGGGGAGACAACCAGATGCTCTGCTCCCCCGGGCTTATCGGTGGTGATGAGAACTGGCTCAATGAGTTCGACTTCTCGCACTGCAATCTCGTGGGGCTGCACCCCTATGGACAGTGGGCTCCCGGCGCCTACCGGGGAGAAGGCCCGTACTTCGGGACGCTCGATGACATCATGATGCGCCACGTCAACAAGGCGCGCGATCTCTCTGGGCGTTTCATTCCCTTGTTCATATCTGAAGTAGGGATGTCCACACATCAGGTGAGCTACGCGACCCAGGCCCACTACATCGGATCGACTGTGAGCTACTTCCTGGAGCGCACCGATATCCTGGCCGGCCACACGATCTTCGCGTTCCACGATCACGACGGCTTCGGGCTGCTCGAACCATCCGGCAACTGGAAGCCGTCGCTCGATGCGTACATCGGCGCCGTGAACTACCAGACACTCCGGTCAAGCATGCGGACGATGGCCTTGCGTCGCGTCGATGAGTGGCAGGGAAAGCCCGGTATCCCATGGGCTCCGCGTGACAGGAACGACGGCCCCGACACCGATCGCATATAGGAGACAGGATGGCCCGACGATTTCACCTTCAGCGTGACACCGATGCGACAGGAGTGAGCGGCACAGGCAAGGTTGCGGAAGGGTGCCAGTTCTCCAATGGGAAGTGCGCCCTGACGTGGCTCACTGACGTAACCAGTGGTGTGTGGTATGAGCGGATTGAGGACGTGGAGTACATCCACGGACACCAGGGACAGACGCGCATCGTGTTCGATGATTAAACCGTACTTCGTGCATGGCACCACAACACTTTACTGCGAGGAATTTCCTCGGGTAATGGCTGAGATGGTGCCCGGGAATTTTGCCGCTGTAATTACTGACCCTCCGTACCCCAAAGAATATCTCTCCTTGTGGGAGCCTCTCGCCTGGCACTCAGAGCGGCTCCTTATTCCCGGAGGGTCTCTCTTGGCGATTACCCCCCACTACGCACTTCCAGAGATACTGGATACTGTGGGAAGGAAGCTCAAGTTCCGGTGGTTATTGTCCATGGATCAGAGCCATGGCCCGCATCCGCGCATGGCGATGGGCATCGAGGTTGCATGGAAGCCGGTCGGTTGGTGGGTCAAAGGCTCGTGGCCGGCAGGGCGCGGGTTCATATGCGACCGCTTCGAGTCACGCGGAGAGCAGGCTAACGCCAAGCTCCACAAGTGGCAGCAGTCGATTGATTGGGCCGATGCGATGCTTCGGTTCGTCCCCGTAGGAGGTGTCGTGCTTGACCCTATGGCCGGGAGTGGTACTCTACTGGTAGCAGCAGCGCAGCGTGGTATATCAGCGGTAGGGATAGACAGCGACGAAGCAGCGTGCGAGATCGCTGCCCAGCGCATTAGGGAACAAACATGAGCATTCTCAAGGCGATGGACGTATCGTCCCACCAGCCGCGCGACCTGACACAACTCATTGCAACGCATCGCCCGCAGCACGTCATCGTCAAGGGCTACCTAGAAATCGAGAGCCCGCCCCAGTCACATAGCCTTGACCAGATACAGAGCGCGTGGAACAACGGGTGCTCTGCCGGGATGTACTGCTGGTGCTACCGGAGCGCGTCTCCGTACACCACGATCGACGACATCATTGGGTTGTGTGCATCGATCGGGTTAGAGCTTCCGCTGCTCTGGCTCGACTGCGAGACCTATGTAGAGAACGGCATCATCGTCGATGAAGGTCCGAACGCTGACTGGCTCGCGAAGGCGGTCGAGTATTCCGAGACCAAGTACGGAATGAAGTGTGGCATCTACACTGGCATATGGTGGATCGATCAGCACTTCCCTGGGGGACAGGGAGAGTTCGCGCAGTTTAACCGGCTGCCCATCTGGCTCTCAGACTACGACGGTGTTCAGGATATTAACCTCGTGACACTGCCTATTGGCTGGGCTCAGGTCGCAGCAAAGCAATATACCGCTACTCCGGTTGACCTCAGTGTCATCCGCGAAGAGTACACGGTCTATTACGGGGATGTGACCCCGCCGCCCCCGCCGCCTGACCCGTGCGAGAATCTCAAGGTCCAGCTTCAACAGTGGCGAGACCGAAAGCCCTATAAACCCGTGACGCGGCGCCAGCTACGCACGCTCGATATCTAGAGCGGCGTTGATATCCGCTGCCCGGATGCTCGGGCAGCGGATATATTGCTGCAAGACAACCGAGTCCTTGTGGACAACTGCCAATTTGTATCGTACGGTCGGGCCGAAGTCGTCCGCACACTCCGACACATCCCCCGGATTCAGGTGAATGAACCCAACCGAGTGCCAGTGCCCCTGCTGGCACACGGTTGAGTGTTGAATGAGCCACCGGCCCAGGCGCCGCATGGTGAGTCGGATCATCGTGCTCCCTCTAGCAGCGCTTTCTTCCGGCGCTTCGCTTCTTCCGGGGTCTCTTTGTGGGGCTCGACAGGACGGCTGAACGTGCAATACGTGCAGTCCCGCTTGGGTCCGAGTTGCACTGCCCCGTTCACACAATCGTGGGTTGGTTTGATCCCTTCGTCTTTAGGATCACGATACGCGCGTTTGGGGCGCCACTGATGCGGGGGTAACGGAGGCATCACCGTGGGGTAGTTCGTGGGGTAGTTTTGGGGGCCACGTAGCGATGGCGACATACCCGGAGGTATGCCCTGAGTGTAGTTCGTGTGTACTGGGGGTAAGTAGTAGCGAGCAGCCGCTCCGGACTCAAAGAAACGGCGCGCATCCTCAATAGAGATGTGCCCCATCTGTATGTGCTCCGCTACGGTTTGCTGGAGCTTCTGTAACTCATCGGTATATATTTCCGGGGTGTCGTCGTACGCCAGCACGTTTGTGTACTTCGCTCGTGGCGTGTCCAAGTAGTGCTGTACTCTTTCTCGATCGAAGTACGGGACGTTTCGAACCACCGGCAGAATGAGCGACACGCGGCATTCATCTATTCCGAGCGTGAAATCTTCGACCGCCTTGACCCGTCCGTGTGGTCCGACTACCGCGTCGGGCCACTGGAACTGCAAGTCGCCGCGAAACTCCCGAATGATGTGCCCGGCTGCATCGTTGGTGGCGTTGAGATCAACGACAACGATACGCCCAACCTCTTCAACGTCATAGCGTCGCATCATAGGTACGCTCGGCAGTTAGCGCAGATGGGTATGTCAGAGCGTTTCAGAAGGTGGTGCACCCAGCCTGCGCGCTTCCACCGGCCACACAGAGTTTGGCGCTCTCCGTTTGGGGTCAGGTGGAACCGCTTCGAGTTCGGTCCCCAGGAAAATACATACGTCGGGCGGCCAGTCATTTACCACTCCTCCTCTTCGGACCACGACGGTCCGATATGTTCGTCTACTCGAACCGGGGCCTGCCAGTCGAGCACCTGGCGCATTCCTTTGACCATCGCTTCCTTCGCGGTCGATACATAATCCGAGAGTCCATCTCTCGGGAACAAGAATAGCATCTCATCATGCACCTGGCCTATCAGGTACGGCAATAGCTCCGCGTCCATGATGTACCGCAGTGCTGCCTTGATCCCGTAGCCAGCGGTCCCCTGGATCGGAGTGTTCATGGCCGTCGTCGCCTTCAGACTCCCATCGGCTCGGGTCAGATGGCGAGACGCATCGATCAGGTTTCGAATCCATGCCTCTTCGAGACGGGGGTCATTGAACCGGGTGAACGTGCGGTTCCGCATGGCGCTCAGGCCCCTGAACTTATCGAAGTACACCTTGATGATGCGCCGCGCTTCGTCCTCGGTCATGTCCACGTCGTAGTTCACCTTGGAGTAGACCCGGAGTGTCGGGGCTCCCATCCCAAAGAGCAGCCCGAAGTTCGCGGACTTGCCGATCTGGCGTTGCTTCTTCACCACGTCTTTCGGCTGCGCCAAGAACTCCGCAAGCGTGATGTCCTTGATCCACGCGACGACCTGGCTATGGGTGTCGATGCCCTGGTGGAACAGCGACAGGAGCGTGGGGTCCGGAGCGTAGTATGCAGCCACGAGCATCTCAATCTGCTCGTAGTCCAGCGACACGAAGGCCCACCCATCAGGCGCCCGGAACATCTCTCGAAAGTCGGGGTCTCGTGGGAACTGCTGCGCGTTCGGTGCCGTGCAGGAGAACCGGCCTGTCATGGTAGAGAGTTGCCACCACGACGGGTGGAACCGGCCCGTGATGTCATGCACGTACTTCTCCAAGAAGGGCACCTTGTAGTTCCCGTTCTTGGGCTGCGAGTCTCCCCAACTGGACACGCGCTTGGCCCAGTGGCGGTACTCGATCAGGTCATTCAAGATCGGCATCTCGTTCTGGAGGAGCATCAGCGTGGAGTGCTTGGTGTCGTCGGGGGTCATGCCATAGAGCATGCCGAGCGCGGCCTTGATCTGGTTGGAGCTATTCCAGTTCTTGACATCCGAGCACCCAGCCCGGAGCTTGTCGAGAGTCAGCCAGAAATGCACCCACCACTGGTTGATATTGTGATTCCATAGCCCGGTGTCCACGGGGATACCGTTGAGTTCCATCGCTGCGACCGATAAGACGGCGTTGCTTTCAATGCGCCAGGGGCGCGCTTGCCTGGTACTCTTGGTAAGCCGTTTTAGCTCAGCATCGAGCGCTGGCAGGAGCAGTACATCCTCAGTGGCATACTTCTCCATGTCAGGGGTCAGAGCCCCAGTCCAATCAACCTGCTCATGGTCTACATCTTTCTCGATCCGTATCCCTAAGCGCTCAGCCACGGTGTTCTGAAGATTGTTGCCCCCTGAACCACGTTTGGTTTTAACGAGCAGGTTGTTGACGTAGCAGTCCTGAATGTTTCGGGCGCCCAGGGTCAGAATCTCAGGGTGAAACTTTGCCAGCCACTTCAGATCGAATTTGAGGTTAAATCCTCGCTTGATAGTGTCTGGGTCGGCAATGACCGAGGGGAGCCACGACGGGACCGAACGGAGGAAGTAGGCTTGCCCTCCACACTCGATGATAGTGAGCCCAATGGCTGATCCCGCTGCGTGGGGATCGAGCCCGGTTGTTTCAAGGTCAAAGGAGAACTCTCCGTGGCTAACGATAGACCGGAGGAGGCTTCGCTCTCCTGCTGCGTCGGTGACATAGATGGGCGCGACGCTAGGTGGGTCGTTGAGAACGGGAACGGGTACTGCGACCAATGAAATTCCTCCTCTACCCGCCCTCGGGGGTACCGTATGATGCGGCTCGCGCCGTTGAGATCGAGATGTATTTCTTCAGGTTGATCGTCATCCATGAACGGACGTGACAGGTTGCTCACAAGCTGCTCAATCCAGGGCCACTCAAAGATGTAGAGCGCGTTTGTGCCGCTGTGCCCGACCGCGAGCAGTGCGTAGCCGGCCTCTCCAAACGCCTGAAGCTCTCCGCGCTGCCCAGGGGATACGCCGTCGCGTGTGTTGAACAGGTTGAAGAGCATCGACTGCTTTCGATCAAGGTACTTGACCTCGATCATCCAGCCGTGCCCCTGCTTGTCGAGGGCGAGCCAATCGACGCGAGAGTGCCCGGCGTAGGGGTGGCGCCGATCAAAAATGTCCGGACATTTGTGATTCCACACGAACTGGTCGGTCTTGAGAAGCTCTCCGACTTTCTTCTCCCATTTACTCTTGCTCATGAGAACGCCTTTATAAAGGCGTAGCAAAAAGTAGCTACCATCATGAACATGATGCTGTAACCAGCCGCTCCCTTAACCAACTCGACGATGCTGCAATCGATCATTTGGCGAAGTTCTCCTCGTTGATAAGAAGTTGCTTGACCCCCGTGGTGTTGGACTCCACTAGGACATCGGAGACCTTGACGTAGCCCTGCTCGATAGCTTCGCGGGCCATCGCCATGTTGTTCGCGACCACCTTTAAGGTGTAGGTCACTTCCACATCGAACGTCTTACTCGCAGCCATGGTGGTAGTCCTCAAAAAGTTGCATCTTTAACTCCCGCCAGTACCCGAGCACTGAATGCCGACGCTTCTGTCTCCATGTCTGGGGATCGTTCGTCGGAACCATCATGGCCTGACGCACGTGGCGAAACGTAAGTCCGGTTCTGAACTCGTCGTATCGGCATCCGCACGCGGGGCAGCTTCTTGATGTCGTCTCCGAAACAGAACTTGCAGATGCGCTGGCCATCGTGCCTCCACCCCATGATGTATCCCTGCCGCAGAGCCGGGTGCTCTGGAAGTGTGCCGTAGTCATCACACGCAGCCTTGATGTCATCGACGTGACACCGTAGGTCCGTGAAGCTGAAGCCAGTATCCTGATCGACACGCATCCGATGGATGCGCCCGTGCTTTCCGTACCGGATGTAGTAGGTTTTCATGTTCACGACAGCCACTTTTCGCAACGAGCGCACTGCCAGCGCCCGCGTACATCAAGAACTTTGGGGTGCCACCTTGGTATGTGTGTCCGCTGCAACCAACACAGTAAGCGCTTCATGCGAGTACCCATAATCGAGGGTGTTTCTCAGAGCGTCGAATGAGTTGCTTGCGTTGCAGCGCACACACCGTCACTGGAGCCACTCCCCGGAGCGTGGTCGTTGGGGTCTCCAATACCCATGCTCCGCTGTCTCGCTGGAACAGGACATACCCGTGCTGCATATCCGTGAGCACGTCTTTCTGGAGCGCTGTGATTCTTGGGCGTTTCATACTGTTGAATATACCACAGATGCTACACTATGCAAGACACCGAGAGAAACTGTATGCCCGATAGAGCCGTTACCTCGGACCCACTGAGGGTGAAGCCAGTTAACAGACATGCAGGAGCGTGGGGCCGGTGTCACCCATTGTGTCCAGACGGCTGCCGCCCGCCGCCTCGCTCTCTCCGCTTGCGCGCAGCATACTTCCGGCACTGCTTACAGTAGGAGTCGAGCCCGTCTTTGCGTTTTGGGTCCAAGGCAAAGAACTTCAGAATCTTCCCGCGCTTACACTTCGGGCACGTCTTGTATCGGAGTACCGCGTAGGTCACTCCGATACCTCTTCAACGTCAGCCGACACCCCAAGGTCCGAGATGACTGATGCCCATGGTGCAGAAAAGATCGGCTCAGTTCCGGCGCCTTTGCGGACCCGTGCCAGCCTGCCGTTCGCTACCAGGGTACGCAGCCAATCAAGAAGCCGCGTATCGCTGGGCTTTTTGCCTTCGGTACGCGGCCAGTAGGTCAGTATGGACGGGAGAAGGATGTTCTGTTCGATCCCTGTTGTCTCGAATCCGGTCTGCTGCTCGATGACCTCCATCATCCACTCCATCCCTGCGTCATCGTCCTGCGTCGTTGCGTAAGTGTGCGCCGCGTTCTCTGAGAACAGCGAGTCAAAGGTGATGTCGATCGGGGCGTAGCTCCGGTCGCCGTACGCGGTCGGGACCACAAGCGTCGGGGTATCGTGCTCGAAGAAGCGTGACACCCATGACTCCGGCTCCATCCCCTTCCACGTCTTGAGATGCTTGACCTGAACCTGACGATTCTTGCCGTCAAAGGTTGCGTAGTTGGCGAACATCACGACCGAATCAGCCTGGTTGACTAGCTGCACGGCGCCACGAATATCGAAGATCGCATCACGATCAGCATTCGCAGCGACCGGCTTGTTCAAGTGATGTATAAGAACCACGGCTATCCCGGTCTCTTCAATAATGCCTCGCAACCATCGGTACATCATCTTGACTTCTGAGTTTGAGTTCTCTTCACCGTCCCAGGTCATTGACAGCGAGTCCACCACCATGACTTGGATACCCGTGGTCTGGATCATCAAGATCAGAGATTGTCGGTAGTCGTCGTCCCCAAAAGTAAACCCTGACCGGGCTAAGATAGTGAGACGATCATGTATCTCTTGATGCTTTTGCGGGGAGTTGTAGCGATCACCCTCCATGAGCTTTCGGTAGCGTTCGCCAACATCTTCCCCCGTCATCTCTTCCGACAGGTGCAGTACCTTTACCGGCTCTTGCATGTAGAACATGCCGTGCCCAAGCCATTGCTGCCCAAGGCACAGGTCGAGCGCGAGCGCTTGCACGTGCCAGGTCTTGAGCGCCCGGCTGTGTCCAGTGAAGAGTGAGACGGACTTCGGCCCAATAAGCCGGTTCATTACCCAGTCCACCTGGGTATCAGCAGAATCCCAGACGTTCTGAAGGGTCTTAGCTGGAAGCTCTCGGATGACGGGATCGAGGTCGATCGCCTTCGGGTGTCTCGCTAACCCAAGAAGATCATCAAGCGTGTGGTGCAGAAGATAATCGTCGGCGCCCTGTTTCTTGAGGCCCTTGCCTGGGGGAACCGCGAGCGATACGTGGTGTTCTTTTGATCGGGTCTTGCCCACCATGTAGCGAGCGAGATTCGTCCAACCTTCCGCGACGCTCGGGTTAATCGCAAAGTCTGAGTCCGGAATGATGATTGTGCTGCGCCCCTCAAGGGCGATGTCATTCCAGTCGGGCAGTGCGACGGAGCCGGACTCCTTGCCCTGGACCTTGGCTCGCCACCCCCAGCACCCGTTGACGGCAACCACGCACACCGGCATGTTGGCATCGAGTGCTCGGGATAGAATCGCGTCGGCTTTCTTGATCCCTTCGGTGACTATCAGGGGAACGTCGCTGTCCTGGTGCCAGTTGTTCTGAAGCACAATCGGATGGACATCGAGGACGTTGTGAGAGTTGAGGGGCCAGATGTATTTCTGCTCAGTGTCGTCTTTTATTGCTGGGCGATCGAGCCGGATGATGCCCCCGAAGTGGGAGCCATCGGGGCGGGTGATTGGGATATCCATCCACCCGCCCGCGTCAGCATAGGGATTCGAAAGCTCTTCGCGAGCTACCCGCTGCTGCATGTCATAGAGATCGAGAGACCGATAGCCTCGGGTATCTATGACATGGGCGCTGATGCCGCTGCCAGTCTCCAGTTCCTCACGATGGTGAGGTTGGAGACGATCGGTACCGTCCATATTGTGTTGCGCTACTCAGTAGGGTCTTGTTCGATGGCTCGTCGAACGGCGGTCGCATCGATGGTCTGCACCATCTGTTCGGCCCGCTCAAGTAGCTCCCCTTTGGTCTTACCTTCTCGGGTCACGGTCGCGACATAGTAGGAGCCCTTGGGCTTGTTCTCCAGTTCGCGACCGAGCCGATACATGGCAGTGTACCACGAGTTCCCGACACTGTTTGCCCAGAACGAATTGAGCATCTTGGCCGCGTCGGTGCTGGTCCGGCCAAGGGTCATGAGCCCAAGCTGCGGGTCATCGTCGGGGATCACCACGAGCACCGGGTAGTTGTAATACTCGTTGCACGGAGGCCCACCTTTGCCGCGCTCTTTGGGCCAATCTTTGAACGAGCAGTCAGCACACAGGATACCCGGGTCGCCTTGCCCCTGGATCATGTCGTAGCTGCGGCACACCGGCCCCTGCCCAGGAACCATCATCGAACGGTTCATGTACTGGAAGAGTGGAATAACCACGGCTTCCTTGCCGAGCGTATCCCGGTTCCCTTCGAGGTACCACGTCCCGTGAGGCAGGGCGTTGTCCTCGCGCTTGCACTCCTTGCTCATGGCCTGCAAGAGCTTGAGCCGTGGGAGCTTGAAGTCCTTGACGGTCAGGGTGCGGGAGAGATCGAGCGCGGGAGCGATGGTACCCGATCCGGACTTGTTCGCCTGTGCGAGCGCGTACTCATCATCGATGTGCCCTTCGGCGTCATCGACCTGGGTTGCTTTGGCCTTAGCGACGCGTTCCCGGATCGCCGCTTCGTCGTCAATCACTTCTGTTTCTTCGTTCTTGGTGTCTTTCGCCATGCGTCCTTGATCCTTGAATCATGAATCCGGAGTCGAGTAACGGTATGCGCGGCCTCCTGTACCGTGCCTATGTATAATACAACAAGGCGGCATCTAAACAAGGAGCCAATCGGAGACCCACGTGACATCGAAACCGTTGACCCTTCCCACTATGGAGAACGTGCGAATGGAGCTTGCGCGCCGGCAAATCCAGTACCGAGAGCTTTGGGATTGGGCTGTTCAGCACGATATGTATATGGCCTACAACCAACTCACTGCTTATCTTCGGGAAGATATCCCAGCTACCAGACGGGCTAGCGGACGGATAGCCAAGATGATGAATGGAATGCTCCAAGAAAAAGGCGAGCCCGTGATCTTCAACACGACCCCGCCGGAGTATTAAACCTGCGCGTCGTACTCCGCGAGCATATCGAGCGCTTTCCGGTGCTTCTCCACAACTTCCTTTGCAGCCTTGCGAAATCGAGCACGGGCATCAACTGTGTGGACGATCCGATCGCTCCCAGTGCTGTAACTCTCTGGGGTGACGCGAAGGTTCGGAGGGGTCCACTCACTGTGAAGTAAGCGGTCCCCCTTCTCATTGTTGCATGAGAAGCACGATGCCACGAGATTCTCAGGGGCGTTGACGCTGCCACCGCGTGAGAGTGCCAGGACGTGATCGAGCGTGGCGTTCTGACTGTCGAGCGTGGTGCCGCAGTACGCGCATGCGTACTGCTGCTTCTCACACAGCACAACCAGCGTCGGGTTCATGGCCAACCGGAAATGAAGCTGGCCGTTGCGCCCTCGATGCGCAACCCCCGCTTCGATGGCTAACTCAGCGGACGACTTGATGCGTCCGGAGTTGCGCGCTGAGTCGGGGTACCGCAGCGCCATGGGCGCCGCCTTGCGAGGCGGCGCTCCGAATTTCTTGGTCATTCAGTCACCCAATTCTTCTGGGTGCCGAAGCGCTTGTTCATGACCGCGTTGTAGCAGTCATCGCACACGGTATCGACCGGACCACCGCGATCTTCTGCGGGAATGTTGCGCTCGTACTCGGCCTGGGCCTCCGCGTCGCTCCATTCCTTGTCGAAGGTGCCCCCGCACCCCGCGCATGTGAATGTGTCAGTAGTTACTTCAATCATTCGCTCACCTTCTCCCACTTCTTGTCCGGATTCTCCTCTTGCCAAGCGTCGCACGCATCAAGCTCGGTTTTTAGTACGCCGAGTAAACTCTGTGCAAGCGCTGTCGTATACGCTGCGCGATTGAAATCGAGGTTTCGGGCTAGGCTTTCGGCAGCCAGTAACAAGTGCGCGACCGCGATAAGAGGGGCTAGATGCACTTCCGGAGCATCATCACTCAAGCTCATGTCTCCCCTCGCTGCCAATGCTTTCGAGCTTCTCAATGACCCTCTGGAAATCCGCGAGCCGCTCTTGAACTTGCTCGGCTGTCCAGTCCGGAGGGAAGTACACCTTGATGTCGTGGGTGAAGCCCTTGCTGTTCTTGTGAAGCTCCACCGATGACCATGGCCCCTGCGTGGCGCCGATCTGCGAGTCGAGTTGCTCGCTCCGGTAACGGGCTGGAACGCTGGCGGTGTAGCAGCCGGGGTGGTAGAAACGCTCGCTGGTCATATTATTGTTGACGTGTTCGTGCACCGAGAGAATCTTCTCCCCGTTGGTCAGGGTAAAACGCTCTCCGCACACAATGCAACCGTACCCTGGCGGCGGCGCCAAGTTTTCGAAATTTTCGTCTGTGGTTTTTACCATAAAGGCTCCTTTCAGGACCCTGGGTACGTGTTCTTGTCGTTGGCGCGGGCCTCAAGCTCAGTCATGCCAAGCTCCAGGGCTTTGTGCATGATCCACGACTGTGACCTATCTTCTCTGCTCGCGTGTTCCGCTATACGCTGCTTCAGCGACGGAACGACTATCAGCGCTATATGCACGCTTCGAGCTTCCTTGCCTTTTGACGGTCCTACACTCATATCTGATCTCCTTCTGTTGTATTTTACACTATTACCGCAGAAATGCAAGGGCATCGCTTTTGCCCATTGCACGCTCACTGATGCGCGCCTTGGCAATGAGCTTCCCGAGCACCCGCTCATCGATGGTATCCCGGGAAACCAGATGCACGATCTCCTTGGGTTTCGTAGTGGTCAGGCGCCAGTTGCGCTCCTGACTCTGGATATACAGGTCGAGGTCCCACGGGAGTGAGTGGTAGATCATCCGCTCTGCCCGATCCAGGTTCATGCCGTATCCCCCGGACGCGGGAGACATGACGATTACCTGGGCCTGACCGGCATTGAAATAGGCTCGGTCACGAGTAACGCTAATATGTATATTGCGAAGGCGATCCACAACAGCATCCCGTTCCGGTACCCACCAAGTCCAGACAATACTTGGAGTACCGTCTTGAAGCAACTCTCCAAGCTCCTCGGTCTTGCTCGATCCGATGTAGTAGATATCCCCAGATGCGTTCCGCGCAAAGCCAGCCGCGATTTCCTGCAAGCGCTGGATGCGCGTAACGTAGTGCCGCACCCGCAGCTTAAAGTCTTTGTCATCTTCTCGTTCGATCTCCAGTGTCAGGGTGTCCCGTAGCTCCGCGTACGCGCGGCGCTGGGCTAAGCTCATATCGACGACACGCCGCGTGATCGTACGCGCGGGCATGTCACGCACATCGGATAGCTGGACGCGCCAGGTGATCGCATTCACGATCGCATCAAGCTCTGCCCGATGCTCCGGGCGCTCTTTCTCGGTGAACTCCTGGGTCTCTTCATCGAAGGTGAAGAAATGCCGCATGAATATTTCACGCTGTGTGATTCCGGAGAAGAGCCCCTGCTTTAGGAACACGCCAGGATACCACAGATCGCCTCGATTCCGAACAACCAGTGTTCCAGACATGACGTTCCGGATACCCGATACCTTGCGCAAGCGGCCAAGCGCCCGAGAGCGCGCGCTGTCATTCCGGAAGCGGGAGCCTTCGTCCACCAGGGTCAGTGCCCATGTTCTCGATTCGAGCGCCGCTGCAACCTCTTTATTCGACAGCATCTCGTGACTGGCGATAACCACGATGTCGTGCTGGCGCCGCGTTCTCCGGAGTAGGTCCGCGCGATCCTTCTGGGCCATGCTGTGCAACTGCACGACATGCTGGCGTGCCCACTCCTGCCCGTGCCAGAACTCGTACTCTTCGAGCGTTTGCTGCATGATGGAGTTCGGGACGATGTTCATCACGGGCTCTAGCTCTTCGAGCGCCATCTTCGACGCCCAGGCCATCATGCCCGTCTTGCCGGTGCCGGTACCGGCTCCGGTGATGGCATACTCCCGGCTGAGAATATGCGAAACCCCATCGAGTTGATGGGGTTTTAGACGTAACAGGCCGCGCGTGTCGGGCATCTACGATCCCGGAACCTTCTCGATCGTCTCGATCTCCAGATTTATGAGGTCATTCATCATCAGGTGCTCATAGGCTTCCGATGTAAGTCCCGTTTTGTCTTTCGGGTCCTGCTCATCTTCATCGGGGGTGTAATACCCCACTACTTTGACCTTCATCTGCTACTCCTTTACTATGCGGGTCGTCGCTGCTACGGCCATAACAAGTGCTGTAATGAAACCAGCAACGAACCCAATTCCAACGCTAGCGGCGATTTCCATTGCGCTTCCTCACCTTATCAGCCTTCGGCGGCTCGGGTCTGGGTGTGACCTCCTCAATGAGATTCTGTTGGGCCTGCTCGGTGACGACATCAGGAAGTGCGCTGGCGTCCGCATCCCACTCATTCACGCCAGTCACGGCGACTTCCTCACGATCCACCGGAAGCGGTTCAGGAAACGACGCCTTGGTGCGCTCTCCGTTTGGAACCTCAGAAGTCACGGGGATCGTGATTTCTTCAGGCCCCTGCATCTGCGCCGTCGCTTCGAGACGCTGTTGAATCACTTCGGCCTGTTGGCGCCGGATACCCTCGCTGTAATCCACGAGGTTTCCGAGGTCCACGATCCGGCCAAGAAGGTCGTTCATGGTGTCCTCGTTCGGGTTGATGTCGATGTACGTCGCCTCGTTCTCGTGGGTCATACGGAAGAGGCGGATAGGCATCCGAGGAATAACCCGCCCCTGGTAGTCGATGTTCGATACGACCATCTCGATGTTCTCATGAGGAATATAGAGCAAGCGCCCCTCGTACCGTGCGATCCACAAGAGCTTCCGTTCATCAGCCATACACGCGCTCCCATTAGCGCTGCCCGATCAGTATCTCCGCTGTCTTGTTGATCGTGAGTGATCGATCACCAAAGAGTAGAGAGTAGCCCCGGAGGCGTCCTGTTTTCCACGTTTCAACTTCCGTGACGCCCTGGAGCACCGCCCATTTGGTGTTGGCGAACTGCGGGTTGCGCTCATTAAATGTGTCTAATGCAATGATAGCAGCTTGCTTCGACTTCTGGGCGCGGCGAACCCGAGTGAGATACCGCTCGACACTTGCGGCCACATCATCAGGAGTATCCGGGCCGATCTCATCCCCGAGCCCATCGAGTGATGCTGGCCGAGCTACCCGGTACACGGCACCGAACACATCTTCGATGGTCTCTCGGTCCAGCGTCCCGTTGGCGAGATGCTGATACATCTCTGTCTCATCGAGCGCCGCTCTCTTGGCTCGCGTGATGAAGTCTGCCCAATCCACGAGCCGACGCGACACGTTGCCGACGTGCGGGAGCGACACGCTGAACTTTGAGTGCCTCCCTGCGTGAGGCAGGACGTTCGTGCACTTGGCCCGGATATTCAGGAGCATGCCCCGCAGTCCGTGCCCGCCATCGTTCACATGATCGACATAGAGCCAGTGCACGCCATCGTCGCCTTTACGCCCGGTCGGGGGCTTGATGGTGAACTCCCCGAAGCGGAAGCCCCACACAACATGATCATTGAACTGCCCGTACGCCGCGATCATCTCTAGCGGGAACTGTTGGGCGATTGGCTTCAGCATCTCTGCCACGTCAACCTGTTGGATCGGCTGAAAGCGTCCGCTCACGGTCGCTGTTACCCGAGGATGCGGGTCATGGATCGACGGCTCCCGCACCAGGCCATAGGTGTTAGCGAGTTTGATCTCTCCGTAACCTTCGAGAGTCAGGTTCAGCGGGACCTTTTGAATGAGTGCAGAATGGCCTTCGAGACAGAGCGCGTCAACCGGGTCATCGTAGCCGTAGCCCAGGTCCTCGAACCACCCCGGCTGCGTGTGGTAGTAGCGGGAGTTACCGTCTGCTGTCTGGGCCTCGCGGACCAGATCAGAAAGTTCGCGTGTCTTAACTGTCATTTCGGTGTCCCATCCTTCCGCCACCGGGGCGCATTGCTCGGCGGGTTGTGCGGGTTCTGGGGGCGGCTCTCAAGCCTCACCCCGCGCCGCATGCACTCAACGGAGCGCTGCGCCCGTGCCTGAGCCTTCGCCTCGCGCGTCTTGACCGATCTACTTTTCATTAGAACGGCCACCGAAGCGTGAACCATCGCCTGTATTGCCCATTCTTTCCGCGCTCAAAATGTATCTGCCAACGAGCGGCCCATATGCGTAGCTGCGGAATTTCAAAATACACCGTGAAAACCTCCTTCTGTATATACAACAGTTTACCCCGCCCTATCGGGCATGTCAAGGGCAAAGGAAAGCCCCCCGGAAACGGGGGGCTTTCTGGCATATCGGCCTCTGCAAGCCTCGCCTATATTTTACTTGCTTTTTACCGACTTCACCAGATTCAAGACCGTCGCTACTTCCGGAGAATATATCCCCATCGCCCACTCAGATAGATGCGTAATGAGGATCATGAGTGCGATGAAAAAGAACGACGCTCCGATGAGCATTGGGTAGAACCAGAACATCTCCAGAGGAAAGGGAGACGACACATAGCCCCTACTCCTTGGATCAGCGTTGTATTCCTTGTACTCCTTGTTTGCTTCTGCCCACTGGCGGCGCCAGCGCCACACGGCGAACGCTGTCACCGCAGCGCTTATCCCTGTGATACACACGGTAAGGAAAAGCAGCGCGACGGATTGAACGAACGTAGCGAACACAAGCTGAGGCCACAAGCGAGAGCCCTCGATGCCCAGGCGCTCAGCTACCTGTTGAAGGTAGCTAAGCATTTGCGAAACTGCCGGGTCCATACTTACTCCTGCTCTCCCTGCCAGGCAACGGGCTCAAACGCCGCGTTGACTGGCCGGCTGAACTGGCTGATGACATTCGGGGTCGCCGTGTCGAACCCAACCACATCGAGCATGCCCGAATCGTTGGGGTCCGCGATCGAGAACTCCGTTGCCGTCATCCCGACCACGATGCACTTCGCCTGGATGCCCGTCGCTTCCCGGTACTGGCGGAGTGCCTGACTCGGGTGCACACCCCCGGCCCACGTCTCGTTATCCGTGAAGATCACGAACGTGTCAGCCATCACCTTGTTCTCTTTGGCCCAGAGCATCGGGAGCGCGCAGTCCGTCCCCGCCATCGGGTACGACTCCATGTGCTTGATGACATCCGCAAGGCGCATGTTCGGAGACACGTCCATCGGAGTAATGCCCCCTCGGCTCATGGATGCCCGTGTCCGAAGCCCGGCGCTAAACGCGACGAACCCATGCTGCGGCTCTACCCGGGCCGTGACCATCGCCATAGCGGCTTCCGCCAGGATAGGCGTCAGTCCCATGACCCCGCCGACCTCGCCACTCTGCATGGAGCCGGACACATCAAGCGCCAGCAGCGTTCGCGCCTTGGAAGGCTCGACGTTGCCAAAGCTCGTGTAGAACGCCCCATCGAGAGCGTCAACCACGCCCTGCACCGGAGTCCACGTGTTCTGCCCACGGTTTCCATGGCCTGACTTGTAGGTCAGCATGGCCGAGAGCAACTGGATCGGATGAATCCGAGACTTCCGGATACGCTCAGTGTCAGCAAGCCTATCGGCAACCGTTCCAGCAGCCTCAGACATCATGCCAATGAGCCCAACACGCGTCATGGTCGCCAGGTTCCGCACCATCGCCGTGATAGGCATGCTCTGGAGCAGCGCATACCACACATCCGGAGACGTGAGCAATTCCGTGGGCACGACTTCGCGCGGCAGCTTGAAGTCAGCGATGCACTGCGCAGCAGCCTTCGGGTCTTTCTGCTCTTTTAGCGTCAACACACCAAGCATGTACTTCGTTACTGCGAAGTCACCTGTTTTCATGAGCCCCTCTTCTCCTTCAACAAGGATAGAGTTGGCTGATACCCCGGGGTACTCGTTGTCCACGACGTACTTGTAGAGTCGGGCATGATCTTCAGATGCCGGAGTCGGATGTGCCAGGCGCAGCGCGTCAGCCATGGACCAGTTGTCGCGGCTCGGGTACTTCGTGACCTGATATGCCAGGTCTACCGGGCTCTTGTCGTTGAACCAGGCGCCGACCGCCTTACGCGGGCCTTTACCCCACCCACGGAACTGCTCCATGAACGCAATGAAGTGCAGCAAATGGGTGCCGATGCGCGCCACGCGAGGCAACGCCGCGAATGCAGCCGCGCGAGTCGCATCGTCGGCAGGCGGAGACACACACATCGCAAGCGCAAATAACGCCGGATCATTCTTTGGTGCTCGTCCTGCCTCCGAGATAGCACGAATAGTCTCGACTGTGCGAAGCCCATCTTGCGCAATGCACCGTGCAACGCACGTCGCGTTGTCCTGCGTGAGCTTGCGCTCATTGACATAGTAGGTGCCTCCTTCAGACCCAAGAATCAAGAACCGCTCAAGGCGTGCCCAATCGTCGATCTGCCAGGTGAATCCACCGGCTGAGTTTTTTACCTGATTCGAGCCCGGAATGGGCTCTGACTGCGGAGTCACCGCGTGGCGGGACCCAATGTTCCGATACGTTCGCATGGGCGTTCTCCTTTCTAAGAACACACGCAAAAGGGGCTTAGCTCTCGCCAAGCCCCTTTTCAGGAGGTATGTCGAGAAGCTCAGGCAAGGTGAAGGATAGGGGCGCGGGGGCGAACCCGCTTACGTGCCGGCAAATGCAGGCGCGCTAACTCTGCGGTAACCCTATGCCAATCGGCCATTGCTCTCGGTGGAGCGCTCAGGATTCGAACCTGAAACTGGATAACCCTTCTCGGTCGGCCATTGCTGGCTAGTTATTGAAGAGGGAAGATATCTGCCCTGCCATTGGGCGAGCGCCCCGAGTGGATGGGGTAGGACTCAAACCTACGACATAGGACACTCCCGGGAGTTCCTTTGCTCTTTCTCTGAGCTACCCACCCAAGTGACATCGCGACGGTACCGTTAGACTACGCGATGTCATGAAATTATGGAGAGGATGAAGGCGGGCGAGTTGGTGATTTTGGGATTCACTGCGTTATGAGCGCAGCCCTAGCATGGTAACCCAGAATCTTCGGCCCGCCTCCCGCTCTCATTTGTAAAGGTTTGTCAAGACAAGTTACCGCTTAGGGAGTAGAAACATGAATGGAGTTTGGTAACCCTATGCTTTCGGCCCTGACAAGATTCATCATAGCACACTTTGTGGTGAATGCAACACTTTTTCGGACGAATTTGGTGCAAATGCCAAAACTCGTTCATTTGCGAGTTTCAGCGCCTCATTCATTCCTCGAAGTTTGAACGTCCGGAACTCGATAGCGGACCTGATACGCGATTCGGTCGTCTCCCATCCGATCCGGGTATTCGGGAAACTCTCCCACCGATCCGTAGGGTGCCGGTGCTTCGAGCACACGAAGTAATGCGCGTTCGCCTGGAGTTTGTGCGCTTCGCCACAGAGCCCGCCCGTGAGTACCCCGTCGCTGATATTGACCTCGCGCACGCACAGCGTTGCGGTGCTCAAGTCCTCGTAGTCAGATTGAAACTGCTTCTCGTGGGCGTGCTCGATCCGATCGACCGGCTTTTTGTCTGTCTTGAGTCGCGCTTTCCGCGCCATTATTTCCGCTCCCAGGATGCACGCTCGTTGAGTTCAGACGGCGGGCGTCCCCCACAATATCTCCGGCACCACGCTACATTGTGAAGCGAACCTCCCTCGCCTTTATGCGACGAGTACACAGATGGAGGGATGCTGTGTTCCGGTACTGCAACGGCGCCGTTTGTCGGGATAACGTGCATCTCGTGCGTAATATCCCACCCATCGGACCACCGCTGCCCGACACACCCAACATGGTCTTGGCACTCTATCGTCCGATAGTGACCATTGGTGTCTCTCCACTTGTCCGAATATGGCACGCGCGCGGGTGACCGTGTTGTCTTGAGGACGATGTACTTTCCCATCATCGTGCCTCGTTCAGTGCGGCTTTGATGCGTGCTCGCTTCTGCGCAGGAGTCTCAGGCCCCGAAGGCTTGGGGGTCTCAGTGCGCGTGACGGTGGCGTCGGCAACATGCGCCGGTGCTACATAGCCGGCATAGCGTAGCGCCGCTGTCGGTGCATACACTCGCCGCTGATACTCCTGCTGCGCCCGAAGCTGTGCCTGTTGCATCGCGATAATTTGACTCGTCGTGTTGCTATGGGCACGCTCGTTCATTACCCGGTCTATATACGCCTGGTACTCCCTTTTGATGTCCTCCTCAACTTGCCGGTACTCTTTTCGCTGGTCGGGCGGAGCAACACTCGGAGTTTCCAGAATGCTGCTCGCCTGCTTCCGCAAGGATTGATCAACCCACCGCAGACCGAGCGCGAATGCCACCGCCCCAGAGACCGTCGCTGCTGCCGTAATAAGCACTTCCATTTGGACCTCCTGTTATATAAGGGAGGCGGGGAGCTACCCCGCCCACTGTCCCGCCACTGCGTGAACCTGACACGATGCGAGAGTCTCACTCGCCCTATCTCCGCCCAGCCATGCACAGCCAAGCATCCGCGATAGCACCCAGGACCGACCGGACTTTTCGTGTCCCCCGAGACGGCTCATGACAACCGTTCTCTCCCGCGACTGTAAGATCAGGACGACAGCCTAACGCTTAGCGCGGTAATGTCAGCATAGCATAAACAACAAAGCGCTACAAGCTACGGCGCCAGTAGACAATGCCTTGGGCAATGCCCGGATCGCTCGGCAGCCCACCCCAGACGCGTGCAGCCCAGGGTAACCGGGCTCGTTGCTCCCATTCTGGAGGCTTCTCTGAGCCTTGTCTATGCGACGCGGGGTGCTCTAATCCATAGGGCCAGCGCGCCCCGAGAATAACAGGGGCTCGTACCCGGTCAGTGACGCAATCGGCACACCAGGCATAGCGCCCCCAGGAGAGGCGAGCAACATAGGGGGCTCGCGTAATATCCCGATCGCATCCGACACACCGGCTCGTGTGCTGGGAGCGTCGAGCATGGATCGACCATCTAACAGACACCGGCGAAAGCTCCCATGTGCCCTTCGGGACACCAAACCGAACACAGACTACCGGGCTGAGCTTGTGCCAGTAACTCTGAAGCGTCACGAGCCGCTCTCGCCAGTAATAGGGCCAGTTGATCCGTGTTTCAGGTATCGGCTGCCGTTTGGACACCGCCAGGAGGCGTGCCCCATACGCGACCGGCCAGCAATGATTCGGTATCTCAGGCTGGTCGCTTGGCCAGTCGGCCCATCGAATTGAGCGCTCGGTCACCGGGAGTGGGTTTTACAGGTCTCAAAGCCTTTGCGAATAAACGCTCGGCACTGCTCGCCGTTTGCCCGAGTCCCCGGGCAACGCGGGAGCGTCTCGATCACGGCGTGGCATGTCTGACACACCCGATCGATCGTTGCCGTATCGCGAGGGTGGTTCACCTTCTGCCCAGGGTGCGTGCAGACACCGTGTGCGCTCCACGTACTCGTTGTATTGCCAGGCGTGCCAGAGACATCGGGAAGCTCATAGAGAGCGTGCATCAGCGTCTTACTATAGGGAAGCCCGCGCGCAGCACTCACGCGCACGAGCTTATCAACCATCGGGGGCGGGATCACCAGTGTCAGACGCAGCGGGGCGACGCTTGGCTCTCCGCCGTGTCCAGCCGGAAGCTGATAGTCGCCCTTCTCCACGAGCCGGATGCAGCGTTTACACGTCAGCGCCCCTCTCGAAGTTGGGCGATGCTGCGTGTCCACATAGGCATTCGCGTCGCAGAGCAAACGCGGAGCACCCGGAAGCGTCATGTGTATAGGGCCTAGCGGATATCGAGTCCGTGTTGCTTCAGAGCGTTCTCGGTAACAGAGTTCTACATCCATATATTCTCCGGAGACCGTCGTGCCACTATTCACTGAACGGTCTTTCATAGGGATTTTAGATAAAAAATAAGGGCATATGCAAGAGAATCTCTTGCATATGCCCCGTTTGTAGGGATCACCCTGGCCTAATTATTATACCCGGAGACGCCGCACGGCGCGCTCAGTTTTCAGACAAATATCGTCACACGCTTTGCAGAATGGATCGGTATTCACCAGGACGACGGAGGGCGTATCCCCGCATATGACGCACGGCAAATTACGGAGAGTATGATCGTCAGGAAGAGGCTCCCTTACGTCGGGACCGTTTGACTGGTTTGATTTCAACAGGTGGCTCCTTTCTTACTCGCTCCCAGTTTGGGCGCAAGTAGTCTCCGTCGTCTGCAAGCACCGTGACACCGGGGCTCGCCATGATGGACCCTTCGCCAGGGATATCGCTGGTGTGAACCAGTGTTCCGTGGATGTCCCCGCGCCACGTGTGGACGATAACGCGCTCTCCGGCTTCTGGACGGGTGTCGTTTTCCATGCTGTCACCTTTACACCGTTCTGTTTGAACTCTGCTCGCAGTTGTTTCCGTGACTCACTTCCTCCTAAGAGCTTGATTATTTCGAGCCAAGCCCACGCGAACTCCGGGCCATGGCACGCGACGCTCTTCCAGTACACCGAGTCTGTCGCGACGTGCGCAAGCTCGTGCGCAAACGTCGCTTCGTAGCGCGACCATCGAGGCATGTGAATCTCCGCAGCATCAGAGACGCCAAAGAGCCTGAAAACATTAGAACGCGCCCGCGTATGCCCGTATCCCGGGCATACGCGGGCGCTCGGGGCTCCGTTTCTGGCGATAACTTCGCGCCTCCACCAGGCCGAGCGCATCACTCTGTCAGCCAATATCTGCATATGCTCGATCGACCCATATGTGCTAACCGGAGTGTTCCCGCACGCGTACACGCGTGCGCGCTGAGAGTCCCGGGGGCGTCCGGTCCTGGGCTTATTCCCCGTTCTTAATTGCATCCTGATCCTCTTGTAGCTGTTCGCGCAGCCGGCGCAAAGGTCGGGTGTCGAACGTGGCCCTCAAGAGGAGCCGTAGCTCCTCTTGAGCAATAGCCTTGCGTAGCTCCTCTATCGTCACGGGCACTCCTGTCCGATGGTGTAGAGCCACCGATACGTGACCCATTTGACGGCATTTTTCCGGTCATACCCGCTCGAAATAACGAGACGAGCCAACCCCTGAAATCGATGCCTGTTACGACCCTCAAATACCATGGTCAATACTCCTCTGCGCTTGAATTTGCACGGGCTTGTGACCGCGCTGCGCATTACCACGGCGCCCGAAGGCGCCGCGTCACTCTGCTTTACCAGGGTAAGAATGCGAGGATCGCCGCGAGTGCGGCGATCCCCAGGTACCATAGGTCAGTTGTCGGCGCTCTCCCGCGCTTTTCAGGCATTGCATTCACACAGATCGACCATCGTCTGCCCTTGACCGACGCTTGTCAGTGCTGTGGCTGAGAATTTTTCATCGAAGTCCCGAACACCACGATATGTGGCGAGCGCTGAACTAATCACGGCATCAGGATTGATCCGGAATAACTCGCGCATCCAGTCTCGATGTCCGTGCCAGCACACCGCATTGACCCGGCGACGAGCCAGCCCACGATTCGCGCTGAACCGTGTGTACGCTCGCTGCGCTGGCTTCAATGAGCTATCCGGCCTAATCGTGGTGCGTAGCACACCATTCTTTTCGTCCGTGTCTGGGTTGAGTTCAACGCCGACACGCTCTGCCGCTTGCGCGGCCTGCTCTCGCGTAATTCCTCGAATACGCATGGTCAATACTCCTCTGCGCTTTGTATTTACCCGGGCTTGGGGCCGGGCCGCGCATTACCACGGCGCCTTGCGGCGCCGCGTCCCTCTGCTAATAGGTTCGCCCGGGGTCTTTATCGACCTCCCATTCGACTATTTCACGATCAAGACCGTAGCTGTCATCGACCTTTGCTTGAGCCTTCTCACGTGTTGAATATACACCAATAACGTACGCGTCATACTCGCCCTCCTCCACGATGTAGACTTTCATGCCCACACCTCCGGGTGTTCCGCTAGCTCGGCGTAGACATCCTCGCACGCCTGAAAAGCCTCTCGGAGCCCGTTTGGCGACGGACCGAAGGTGACATACCCCGGACCGAGCCCATTGCCACCGACCGCGAGCTTCACGGCTCCCGGATATTTCTCCGACACGCGTGCGATCCACTCGATGTCAAAGTTTGCGCATAGCTCGCGAGCGTACGATGTTGGATCGAGCCCGAGCCCCTCCGGTGTGGCTGGCTGGTAACGAATCTCGATCTCCGTTTCAACGTCGATGATCTTCTCATCCGTAACCATGGTCAATACTCCTCTGCGCTGTGATTTGACCGGACTTGGGACCGATCTGGCGCATTACCACGGCGCCTCGCGGCGCCGCGTCCCTCTGCTAGTCGATAGCCTCGATGGTCACATTCACCGGCTTATTCGGCCTGGGCGACATGAACTCAGTAACGAATTTGAGTGCGTCGAGCTTGTGCTCCTTGCACGCATCTTTCACCACAGTGATAGTTTTGTGCTCGGTCACTATCGATGTTACTCGGATAGTAGCGCGTACAAAATTGGCGCTATCTTTTCCGTGGAAATCACACACTACCATGGTCAATACTCCTCTGCGCTGTGATTTGACCGGGCTTGGGACCGATCTGGCGCATTACCACGGCGCCGCGAGGCGCCGCGCCCCTCTGCTACTCCGGTGCTTCTCCTTCCTCGAATAGCTCAGCAACGGCATTCTCTACCACTTCGAGAATAGCGGCAGATACCGTTTCGGTATAGATGTCGATGAATCCGCCATCGCTTGTGTGCGCGTAGTATCCATCTTGTGTATCTGAGATGTACCACGTTTCGCGAGGGTCAGCGTCCATCGTATCCCGGATTTTCACCATGGCCGCGTACGGTGCATGATCGTTCCGGATCACTTGAATGTGCATGGTCAATACTCCTTATTCGATCTCGTGCTCTGCACCAACCGGGATACCGTCCTCGGTCTCCTGGACTGTTACAGTCGCGTAGTACGGCACCATTTCCCCTTGAAGTTGCATAGCAGCCTCTTGGTGACTCTCTGCCTCGACATCAACCGAGTAGGTCACACGGTACTCTGGCATGGTCAATACTCCTCTGCGCTGTGATTTACACGGGCTTGGGACCGTGTGAGCGCATTACCACGGGCGCCTTTCGGCGCCCGCGTCCCTCTGCTAGACTCGCCTCCTATCGTATTGCAGCGGCGCCTTTTCGTCAGCGTCGCGGCTGAGCTTCACCGTCTTGTAGGTGAGATAGTCCACGGCATCCTGGACCGTGACCGTGCGAACCAGAGACTTCTTGGTCTCCATCAGTGGCCGGATATCCTCGCGGATATCGTCGAAGTGGACCTCGCCGTCCGAGACCCACACGTACGGCCCGGAACCGATCTTCATGCACTGCTTGATCGCTTGTGCATCCGACCGGCCATTGCCGTTCGTGAATGTCTCAGATGACCTGTCGAACTCCGATATCCGGCCCTTGTGCCCGACGATGCATAGGCGTGAGCCCTCAGCATCGCGTGAGCCGCAGTAAATCCCGACCGTAAGGTTCGGTAGAGACTTGATCGCGGATTCAAGTTGGCCCTGCGTCCAGCCCATCGAGCCGGAGGCGTCGATGATGAGCGTGCCACCCTGCGCGCGCTGCCCAAACGGTTTCCCGTCCGGGCGCATGGCCTGCGTCGGATAGCGCAGCGGGCCGCTGGCATCTGATGCGCGCCATGTTGCGGCAATCACCTTGGACGGTGACTTGCCGCCAACGTGCCAATGAATCGCGAGCCCATCTTTGACCGTATGCGGACCGTAGCCTTCGATGTGGACCTCGTGCTCATGAACCGGAGTTCGCTGGACTTGCGAATCCGGATCAATCTTGCCCGTCTTGGCGTCCTGTGCCGCTGATTGCGCAGCAGCCTCGGCAGCCTCGGCCAGCGCGTCGTCGATTTTGCGCTGCTCCTCCGCATTCAGACCCGGATCGGTCTGCACGGGTGGAGGCGCAAAATGCTTCGCGAGCATGTCCGCGACCGCATCGCAGTTGACCGGCGATGTGTCGTTGAATACTTCGCGAAACGCTTGCCCTAAGACGCGCTGATCGTCCCAGGAAAGAGCCGGATTGTAGAGCACCTCTTGATAAAACGCTCTCAAATCCGGATTCTTCGAAACGATCTCAGAGCCGACAAGTTGGAGCACCATCACGGCGCATCCGATCCGGTCATCAGGCTTCGGGAAGCTCGCCCAATCGAGACCATCGCGCGCTTCGCGAATATCGAAGTGGTTATTGAGCGCGTCAGTCTCGACAGCGATCTCCTCGCACATTCGCCGAAACGATGCGCGTGGCTCAGGCCCAAAATCCCGGGGATCAAGCCCTCGTCCGACGTGATACAACTCGTGCATCCGGATGAGAGCCTGGTGGCGCGTAAGATTCTGCGGAATCGCGAGCATCTTATCCTGGGGTGCCGTTTTAGCGTGCATGTCATTGCAGTTGATAACGGTCCAGTTGCCGCCTTGAAATGGCCCCGGAATCAGTCGCGGGTAGGCGTCCTGACTTCGTGAATCTGTCATGGTCAATACTCCTCTGCACGTGAATTAATCCGGACTTGGGACCGGATTCGTGCATTACCACGGCGCCATTGCTGGCGCCGCGTCCCTCTGCTTATGGCATCGATGCGACAACTTGTGCGTACGCGTCGGCAGCGTCCTTAATGCCGATCTTGGTTAAGCTTTCGAGCATTCGCTTTGCCCGGGCCTGACTCCCGAGAGCCAGTAAAATCGCGCGACCGAGCCCAATGGCCGGCCACAGTTTCGACATCGTGCTCCATTCACGATACGTCGCGACCGGATTGTCCGTCGCTCCGTCATAGTCGATTTCGACTAAATCTCGGATATCCGGATGCAGGGCATCGAGCATGTCCTGACTCGGCTGAAGAACCGGAGCGCGAATCGCGCCACGGTCAAGAATCGGGAACGGGAGCGCCTCGGGCGCCTCGTTCGATGTGACAATGCACCAGTATTTCGAATCCGGCTGGTGCGTGATGCCATCGGGCGTTGTATAGCGCGCTGAATGTCGATTCATCGCTGTATACAGCGCCGCCCGGATTCCTGGGCCTGCTTCGTGAACATCGTCCACGATTAGGATTCCCGGATTTCCCGTCAGGCCCCATGCCATGAGCATCGGACCGGGCGTGAATTGCCAGCCACCCGAGCCATCCGGCTTGGGAGTCCAGCCGCCGACGACATCATTTGCCGTAGCGTCAGGATGACAGGCGACCCAGAACACGGGCCGCCCAGTCCGGCGAGCTAGCTCGTCCGCGAGGCTCGATTTCCCGGTGCCAGGAGGCCCGTGAAGAATCACGGTCTCGCCTTGCATGACGGGTGCACTTATGAATAAATCACGCAACTCATCCCGGTTCAGAACAAGCGGGTTCCCGGTGGGGGCACTTGAGATAGCCATGGTCAATACTCCTCTGCGCTTTGTATTTACCCGGGCTTGGGGCCGGGCCGCGCATTACCACGGCGCCTTGCGGCGCCGCGTCCCTCTGCTAGCTACCAGCGCGCCACGCGTGCTCGATGTCCGGATTTGCGAGCCAGAATGCCGCCTCCTCTGCCGAATCGTAATACGCCTCGACATGGGTATCGTTGACGATTGCATACTGCACGGCAACAACAATCCGCCGCCCATCTGGAGCGCGTTCTATCGTCATACTGGGATAGAGTGCCTCGCCTTCTCGCGGAGTGCTATCTATCCCATGGTGCTTAAATACGCGATTGACAATCATGTTGCGAACGTCAAACGTAAGCATCCGATAGTTCATGGTCAATACTCCAATGCGTGTGATTTACCCGGACTTGGGGCCGGGTCGCGCATTACCATGCCACCCGGATTGGGTGGCATGTCCCTCTGCGTTTTAGGCTAGCGTCATCTCACCCATTACTCCGCACCTCACGCTTGCTATCCTCGCGCCGTGCTTTGCGAGCCGCGTTTTTCACAGTCGCTCGGTGATCGTAGCGTGATCCGTTTTTCGATCCGGACACGCTGCGCCGAATGTGACGTGTACCGAGTGCCATAGTCAATACTCCAAATGCGTCAAATTTGCGAGGGCTTGAGACCTCGCATGCCGCATTAACATGCCGCCTAGTACCCTAGGCGGCATGCCTCTCTGCGTTAGCGCGCGCCGTCCATGATCGCCTTTTTCTCTTTCTTCGTTAGTGGCTTCGCCTCTGACGATGCTGGCGCCGCGACTGGCGCCGCGACTGGCGCCGCTGCGACTGGCGCCGCTGCGACTGGCGCCGCTGCGACTGGCGCCGCTGCTGCTACCGTGACCGTGCCGTTGACTTGCTCACTGAGGAGAAAATCTGCAACCGTTTGCATGAATACTGGCGACATTGGGTCAAGCTTCACATTTGCCCAATTCGCAGCCGCCTGTGCAGTACACACGAGCTTCGTCCCGCGCTCATTGTGATGAACGAGGCCACAACGCCCGCATGCGCCATTCTTAGACACTGCGCGAACAACTTTCGAGACCGTAGCGCCATTGTGCACGAATGTCGTAACGACACCAGGTACCGTCCCGACACGTTGTGGGCAGACATGGTTCGCTAAGGCAACGCCGCACTGTGGGCATAGATCTGTTGTGTGCTGTGCCATGGTCAATACTCCCGAGCGCTAATCTTCAGACTGGAGGGCTCATGTCAACCAGTGATTCTGCCCAGATTGACCATCTGGGCAGATTTCATTTCGGAGTATTGTATTGACCTATTAACTTGCCGCTTTGAACTAGCCTACCCTCGTGCGTCGTCCATACATACTTAGTGAGAATTTCGGCTCATTCTCATTGGCTGCGTTAGCGCTTACATGAGACAGATGGAGTCCCTTACTCGGGCCGACCTCTTGATCGGATTGTCACTTCCGTTCACTGGTCCGCTGGTCAATGCCAGCGGATGTGCTCTCCGTGTGACTTGCTATTAAGTTGTGATGTCACTATGCCCGAGGTAAAAACAGAACACAAGACCCAATCTGCGAAAGTGACCCGTTTTAGATCAAATTTCGGCCATTTCCGGGCAGGCCGGAAAAACTGAATAAACGGGAAATATGTCCAAAACGTGCACTTTGAGCATTCAATGGTCAATACCCTAAAAACTCGTGTAAATGCCCCAAAAAAGACCGTTCTAGGACCATTCAGAAAATACCCCCTGTCATATGGGCGCCAGTCACCGAACGGTCATTTTCAAGTGAGCTATCGGCCCAAATGAGCACAAGGGGGTGTGTCTGAAGATCGAAGGGGGTAGACAAGGGGGTAAAGGGGGTACACGCGAAATTGCCCGATAGTGCGGGGCCGTTGCCCGATGCGCTGGCAGTTTTGACATAGCAATACTTCTTCAGAGAAGTAGAGGCGAACGGTCCTATGGAACCGTTCGCAAAATCAGAGATTCAGCCGTTCTACCGAACGGCCGAATCCCGCATTCAGAGAACTGACTGATTGGGGTTGCATTGGCGAGGTATCTCCGTGTCTCTGTAGCTCGGGTTATCCCCCCTTCAGTTCCCCACTTGAGACCATTGGCCCAACCAGGCCCGCACCAGGATGACTGCCCATAATTTGCACCGCATCTCGATCTGCAAGTTATGGGCAGTCGATTCCCCTACGTACCACAACCTAGAACGCCTAGGCATTTCGGGCGACATCTGGCGCAAAACCCGCCACGAGAGCCGAAACGGGCGCATCTGGGCTCGATCTGCTCCGAACTGGGCCGTTTCGAGCGTTGGTTACGATAATTCGCATTATCGTAACCATGGCCCAGATGTATCGGGTTGACGAATTCGATACCATCGGGCCGTACTATGGCCAAATGTCTGGACACATCCCAGGGGCTTTCCGCGCGGTTTAATGTACGCGTGCGACCCCGGCACCGAAGGTGCCGATCGATCCCGGTCGCGAGTTCCCGCCCTATAGCCAGGCAGTGCGTAGCAAGCGCTAGGTGGAAAGGGGAAAAGGCTCTGTGGTATAAACAACGTGTAAGGAGTATCAATGGCAAAATTCGCAGTGATCGGCGCCCTGGTGGCGATGGTGGCTCAACCCGTGAAGGCGCAGCCCGCCCACTGTCCACAAGCGATCGTTGATGTATTTGGGGATCGGGCGCCTGACGCCTGCTATGTCGCGTGGAGAGAGTCGAGTTGGCGCCAATACGCTACGGGGGCGCTCGGGGAGAAGGGGTATTTCCAGATACATCCGGTACACCCAGACTCCACCTATGATCCGTACGGCAATGCCCAGGCGGCGTATCGGCTCAGTCAAGGCGGAACCAACTGGTGCCGGCATTGGAGGTGGACGTGCTACTAGATGAGACGCAAGACTGGAGCAGCCCCATGGCAACGACAAAGAGTGACATTCGACGGTGGTTCGACAACATGAAAGGCGTGGGCTACGACTACATGCTGGTCTATTGCGACACGTTCGATCATGAGGACTACCCGGTGGGTATATGCCGTGATGGCTATTGGGCAAAACGCGCAGAACTCGATCAGGCCAGCATGCAGCGGTTCATGGAGAGCTACGATCTCTCGGCCCCCATCGAGCCCCAGCTTGATGTTTCCAGGGTTGATCGGCACCCGCCAAAGCCTGTAGAGTAAAAACAACAAGACACGCACAAAGAAAGGAGACCCCAGTGCGAAAAGAAGTGACCTACTGCGATGTGTGCCACGATGAGCGGCCACCCGGTGTTACGCACAGCACCATCCAGGGGTTCCGAGATATCACGTGTGATTTCTCGCTTCAGGACGTGTGCCCGGACTGCTATGCCGAGTTGCAATCCACCATCTATGAGCGCGCGAAGTACATTCGGAAAAGGGACGCCCTGTGACCCAGAGCGAGCTAAATTTCACCAAGAGCCTGTTCGCGGAGTCTGAAGTCGCCCGGAAAGAATTGGAGCGCCAACTTGCTGAGATCGTCGCAACGGTTGCGCAGCTTCATGAGCGCGTCGCCGTGCTGGTAGCGATAACGCATGAGCAGGCCGCGACGATAGCGCGGCGAGATGCAACGATTGATGAAATGACATCGGAATGGGCGGAACAGAACACGACGATTGAACGGCTCCGTGCTGTATTGACGCGGTATGGGCGGCACACGTCCAAATGTGAGTTTTGGTCCAGCGAACGGACGATGGCGCTCCGTGTGTGCGATTGTGGTTTGTCAGGCTTGGTCGAGCAGCCATCATGAACGAGAACCTGTATAGGGAGACGAGGGAGCATGCTGCGCGCTCGGAAACGGAGTTATCGCGGATCATCGAACTGCTGAATGCCAAACTTGATGCGTGCGACGCGACGATTGACTCACTACGTCGCAGCCTTGACCATCTCGGGCCGGCGGTGTTAGTGAGCGAACGACACGTCAAAGAGCGTGACGCGACAATAGCGCGGCTCGTCGAAGCCTATCGTCATTATCGACATGTGCGAGAAACGAGCCGAATGCTCAACGACGACTGGATAGCGCTCGATAAGCTACTAGCACTTCTGGCAGCCCTGGCCGAGCAGCCATCATGAGCGAGAGCGAGCTAAATTTCACGAAGAGCCTGTTCGCTGAGTCTGAAGCTGTCCGTAAAGAGCTTGAGCGCCAGCTAGCCGAGCAGGCCGTGACGATTGCGCGGCAACTAAAGATCATAGGGCGTTTGAATTACGATCCGCTGCCGTGCGAGGACTGCAAAGAGCGGGACGCGACGATAGCGCGGCTCCGCGAGGCGCTGAAGGGCGTACTCGGGGCATTCAATGCTAGTGCCGTGCGGCACGCACCAGACCCGATTTACAACGGTCAAATATCGGTGCGACATTACCAGGAAGCCTGGGCAGCCCTGTCCGAGCAGTCATCATGAGCTGGTCGAGTCCGGTGGAGGAAATAGCAGAGCTACGGCAGCGCCTGGCCGAGCAGGACGCGACGATAGCGTGGCTCCGTGATCTGCTCATCGTTCGTGGTTCGGACCATGTAACGTGCCGAGTGTGTGGATCGCTTATCGAATGGCACGGTACGGAGCGAGTAGAGATCAGGGGGCATTCCGCCACTTGCCCGGTGCCGGCAGCCCTGGCCGAGCAACCATCAAGAAAGGAGAGCCCATGAAAATGATTGAGCTTGATTACCGGGTATCCCAGGAACTATTCAACCGAGACTGCATACCTCCGAGAGATCGGGCCATATGCGAGATAGTCTGGAAGATGGTTCTCGTGGCGGGAAACCCCGTGGTGTTTCATGACGGGCGCGAATTTCCCCTTCCACCGCGAGACACGTTACCCGAGCCCGAGGGCGCAACGAATGGCAACGATCGCTACATGCTGCATATCGGGAAGCAGATACTTCCGGAGATCGAGCAGGCCGTCAACGACTACCGCTTGATTCCGCCGCGCTACTCCACGGACATCGACTACGCGTGGGAAGTCGCTGATGAGATGCGCCGACGCGGATTCCAGATGACGCTCACTGGGTACCCAGAGAAGTTCCCGGAGAACGGCTGGTGGTGCAGCTTCGATCCTCCGTTCTCATCAAGCCACGCGTATCAGGCCCAGAATATCGAGACGGCGCCCGAGGCTATTTGCCGGGCAGCCCTGGCAACCCAGGAAAGGAGTACCAATGCCGTGTGTCACTGACGAGCCCACGGGGCAGCAGCGCCATAATCACGAGACCGCGATGCTCTTGGTGTACGTGTTACGAGAGAAGGGCTACGATGTCCCGTTGGGTGTGGAGCGCGCTGCGCACAACTCATTCGCGGGGGTCGATTACTCCGTGAGCTTGTGCGCGATAATCTCTGTGTTGTCCAGCGAAGAGCGCGAGCGCCTGGTGTACGACGGACATAACCCGATATCCCGGGCACTGGCGAACTGGTGGGATAACCACGAGAAGCGGGACAGAGACCGGAACCAAGCCCGGGCCGATGCGGAGACCCGCGCCGAGCTTGTGCAGCACGCGTTGGGCAAGCTCACCCCCGAAGAGGTTACCGCGTTGGGCATCACGATCGAAATGAACCCACCGCGATGAAAGGCATCGCTGCCGTGGTGTGCATCGTAGTTGGGGGTCTCGGATTATCTGTGGGGCTGTTTGCACTCGTGATGTGGGTGGTAGCGGCAACGGCACCATTCTGGTACGGACTTGAGCAGTGGGTGCACTCCACCAGTATCTTCGCGCAGTTCCTTGCTATTTTCGGCCTGCTGTTCGGGGGCTTCGCGCTGTTTGTTCTCGGTATCGCGCTCGCACCAGAAAAGGATGCAACTCGTGACTGATCCAAAGGCGATTCTTCAACGACTCGTGGAACTCTACAAGATGACTCCTTCCATGGTGAAGAGAACCCTTGATATGGATGCCGAGAACGTCTACGGGCTCGCCTGGAAAGACGCACTCGATTACATCAAGAACGCAGACCGCGCAGAGATGGGAATAGCGGGAGAGATTCGTGCCGCGCAAGACACCCCCACAGGCTGAGCCCAAGGACCCCCTGCTGCATTGGTTCTCTGCGCGGAACGAGCAGGGGTTCTGGGTATGTGCCCGGTGCGGAGTGGAGCGCATCAGACAATCACAAGGAGAGTGTAAGCATGGCCGGGCATCGCTTCAGGTGTTCAATGCGCGGCAAGTGATGCGCGTCCATCAACACTATCTCGAAATTATTGAGCGCGTGCTTACCAGTCAGGATGAGGCGAACCCGGCTATCAAACTCGGGTACATCACAACGGCGATAGAGCACTGGCACGAGGCCCGGGAGAACGTCGTCGAGTGATTACGAACTACTGCAATATGTCCAGGGCCATCGAGGAGCGTTTTGACGGCGGGCCACTGCTCATGCCGACCGACGACGGGAAGTTGATATCCGTCCACCAAGCCTGTTGGATGCACCGGGTCTGGGCCGAGTTGCTTAGCCCAGGGGAATTTGACTACCAGTTAGATTCCGGGTGTGATTGCCCCTGCCACGAAGGGCGCTCCGCGCAACAAGAAAAGGAGCGACATCGACGCCGGCTCCAAGTTGGCTTGATTCCGAGGTAAATACCATATATACTACCCGTGGGTACCGCCCCAGCAGGTAAGGCTCACCTGTTTCAGATTGCCGCTCTCGCCCTCTGTATTTTGGTCAATACTCCAGGGGCGGGGGCGGCTTTTTCTTGCCCCTTGCGCCATGCCAAAAGACTGTGTTATATACAACTATCTGAAACGGAGGCAGAGCCAATGACCATTATGACTAAGGAGCAGCTTGCACGGCGACTGGCGCACGGCTGCGGGTGTATTGATCGCGGGTGTTCGGTCCTATTTGAGACGGACCCCGAAGTCATCAAGACCATGAATCTGATGCTGGATATCGAACCCGGTGACGGGGTGCTTATCCACACGTGCCAAATTCACGGCGACGTGCATCGGAACACTGCGCACGTCAAGGGCGAGACGGTCGTGCAGATTCTTGATGAAGATGACATGCAGGGGCTTGAAAAGCGACTGCACCTGATGGAGCACTTCGAAGCTGACCACGAAGGGAAGAGCCCCAACTGCCAGGTACCAGGCCACGGAGCCCCGGCGGCGCCCGCTGCGGTCATCATCGACGGGAAGTTGGCGGCCATCAAAGATATCCCCGCTGATATGCTGATGTTCGTGATTCATCAGCTTGTTGCTGAGAAGCCCGAACTCCGCGAAAAGCTCCGGGAAGCGTACGGAGACTAGCTCTCGTGATTACGATGCACCACCAGGGGGAGTTCTGCACCGTGACAACACCACGGTGCGTGCCGTTTGAGGGAGAGGTCATGGGGATGTTTCCCCAGGTAACGGTAACTCCGGGGAAGATGAATGGGCTGTCTCGGTACGTCGTGCCTGAAGGACTCATGCCGGAGTTCGTGAATGTTCTTGAACACTACTTCGATGACGACGGGAACGCGCGGCCAACCAAGCACACAATTAACGCCGATGAGTGGGACCCGTACGCCGAAGTCGATGTACCCTGGCCGGAGTATCAGCGGTGGAAAGCAAGTGAGCGAAGGGCATATGAACAGCCCCAAGCCAACCCCTATCTCGATCCCCGCGCATTTGAGGAGCTTCTCCGGCAGGCGGCAGGGAGGAATTACTTCCGTACACCAGGGGGCTCTTTGAGTCCGACATTGACTCCCCATCAAACGCTCGGCGTGTGTCAGGGAGCCCCGCATGTCGTGATCCGCGCCGCGTTCCGGGCGCTCGCGGGGGTGTACCATCCTGACAAACCCGAAGGATCAACCGAGAAGATGCAAAAGCTCAATGCGGCATTCGCTGCCGTGAAGAAAGCCGAAGGGATGCCCGACTGATGCGCTGTCCGACGTGCGAACAGAAGAAAGACCCCCACTACGTGTACCGGGTACAGCGGGTACCAACGACCAAGGAGTCGAACACGTTCTGGGACAACGATGATGTCGAGCACATCCATAACCCGAACGTCTGGGTAACAGACTATCGATGCACCTACGGGCACACGTTCCAAAAGAAAGAGCCAAAGGAGCTATGCCCGGTACAAAACTGCGTGTTCATCGCTGCCGGGAACTACGACCCACGATGAACCAGGGCGTAGCGTGCTCGTGTGGATTCTTTTTAGTCGGGCCGCTTGACCCGTTCGATATCGAACACATCTACCATAAAAACCACGAAGGAAAGGGCCACACGTTTGTGTGGCTCTCTTCGTGGGAGATGGTCTGGGACTACTGGACACAATGGAAAAGGAGAAAATATGGAGAGCATGACGGTGCGAACGCCGGCAATGTGCACCAGCGTCGATCTATCTCAGCCGTTCTTTGAGTACGAAATTGAGGCCCTCGCGGCGAGTAACCGGGCATTCCAGTTGGTGTGCCGTCACTGTAATGGGCGGGTACTATTGATTAACCATGCGGATATAGGAAAGGTCTTGACCTGTTCGCTCTGTGCGAGAGAAGCACCGATCGTCAAGACGCCCGATGTCCTCAAGACTCGCAAGCTCCCGTCCGTTGCGATCAAGCATCGGTTTCTCCGGGACATTCACCACGAGGTTGTCGCGGCGCTTTATGAAGAGGAGCGAGGGCTCCCTACGGCGGTCATTGCGAGCATCATTGATCGAACGCAGCGCAGCGTGGGACAGGCGGCGAATAAGCTCGTGGATATTGGGCTCGTGGAGCTTGCCCCAGACGAAAAGAACGACGATCAAGGGCGTCGATACCGCCTCACCAGGGAAGGGGAAGAATGTATCCAGTAGACGACCTTCAGGACCCGACCGAATGGGCGCCGGTTGTGCACCAGGGCGGGGAGCTTGCTCCGCCGATGTGGGCGGATCAGCCGTGTAATCAGCCCGTGCTCTACATCCGGAAGAGCCCGATTGTGGTGAACGCGGCATTCAGTGCATTGGATATGGCGTACCCCAACGGGGAAGCCCCGCAGAAAGGGGAGCTTATCGTGTGCCGCCAGTGCGGCGCGGATATGCTCCCGGATATTCAGCGCGTCGTGTACGAGATTCAACATCCTGGGACTCAGCGGGTGTAAACTAAAGACGGTGGTGGTTGACTCGCCAACAAAAGCCTGCCCGTTTCGGGTAGGCTTTTGTTGTGGGAATAAAAAGCGACAGGGAACGGAATATCGTAGCCCATGCCGTCCTTCGTCACCGGGTAGTACAAGCCCGTGGACTGGGGCTCTCGTATCCGGTAATCGCGACGCAATGTGGTATATCTGTAGGGGCAGCCCAACGCTTAGTCCGGCAGAGTGAAGCGCTAGGAGAAATCGTGAGTAAGCAGCGTCGCGAGCGCCTGGGAACGTATGAGAAGCCGACCCGTAACGACGAACAGCGCCAGATGGTGCTTGATCTCCGGATAGAAGGCTTCGATACTCTGGACATCGCGTCCCATCTTGATCTGCCGGTATCCGTTGTTCAGACGTATCTCTTTGAAGAGCTTCAGAACCGCGTCGCGGAAGAGGCCAAGCAAACCGAGACATCCCGGTACCTGAGCCTTGCGCGCATGGATGAGCTTCTTGCGGCGCTCTTCCCGGCAGCCATGAACGGCAACCTGGGTGCGGTCGATCGTATTCTCAAGCTCGAAGATTCCCGGGCGAAGCTCCTGGGTACCAACACGCCAATTCGTGTGGACATCGAACAGGACGTTCGCGAGATGGCAAAGAAAATGGGACTCGACCCCGACGCTGCGGTGCTCGAAGTCGAGGCAATCGTGAAACAGGCCCGGCAGATGGGTGGCTAATGGGATGGACATGGACATCTTTGCGGTAACGACACAATACGGTCTACCGCTTGTGATGTTTTTTGGAGTGTTATGGCTTTCAATGAGCGGGCGGGTTATCTGGAAGCCCAGCCACGACGCGATAGTAGCGGCGCTGACAGCGCGATTAGCGGACACGGTAGAGGAACGGGACAAGTTCGCGGACATCGCGTACAAGGGTGTCTCGGGGCTGGAGCATGGAGCGGAGGCACTCAAAAGCTCACGGCAATGATCCAAAAATTGGTCTGCTGGCTTACTGGACTATGGTGCACACCGAACATGCCTGATATCCGAATACGCAGTCGGCGACATGAAGCCGAGAGCCTGGAAGTCCGGACAGAAAGAGCCAGAGCGACGTTCGATGCTGAGGTGAATATCATTCGCCGTAGAGAGCCGTCTTGACGTGGCGCCTCCTTCACCTGAGTTAATGATCTGGGTAGTGGTAGCCATGATTGGTATAGCGGGTATCCCGTCATTCATCATGCGCCGGATAGACGAGTACCACTACGTCAAGAAGAAGGGTGGGTCGCTGCGCTGGCTTTTGCTCAAGTCGCGTGTAGCGCGGACGGCACTGCTGAGCCTGGGCATCGTGTGCTGTGTTGCTGTGGCGATTGTGGCGGCGCTCCCGTTACCGGAATATGCGACGCGCATCTTGAGCATCGTCCTACTCATTGCTGCGGAGGCGTGCATGGTCGCGACTCTGTGGAGCGATCAGTTCTGGGCGAACCGGATAGACAATGCACCGGCGCAGATGGACGCTCGCATGGACGCGCAGGACCGACGCATGGATGCGGAGGACGTGCGCATGGACACGATTGAACAGGTGGCTCATGGGCACGCGGGGCAGCAGGGCGTCATTCACCCGGCTGACCATGCCGACCGTCACACGGAGGAAAAAGGCGAGTAGATGGGGGTCGTTGTTGATCGGAGCCAAGCGGATGCGCTCATTGCGCAGACGATGTACCGGATGCAAGCGCAGCAACGCGCCGTTCGACAAAACTTCGACACCGACCTAGGCTCGACACCGGAAGAGGCGGAAGCTCGGTGTGAGCTTATCCGCAACGATCTTGCGGAGTACACACGCTACGTGCACCAGATGGAGCCGCAGCGGCACCACCTGTTCTGGATCGATCTCCTTCAGAAGATGGAGCAGCGCGCGTTCCCGCAGCGGAAGCTCTTGCTCCTGGCGCCGCCGAACATGGCGAAGTCCACGTATGTTTCGCTGATCTTCGTCAAGTGGTACCTGGGGCGACACCCGAACCACTCGGTACTGTTCCTGACATCGGCTGACACGAACGCTGGATTCTTCGGCAGCACGGTCCGCGCGGGTCTATCGGACGACTTCCGGCACCGCAACATCTTTCCTGACCGAGCATGCCGGCCACACATCAAGCGTGGATGGTCGTCGGACGGAGCGTTCTTGTACGGAACACCGCTCCACCAGAAGGACCCGGCTTACCGGAACGTGGGCTGGGGCGCATCGATCATCGGTGCTCGCGCTAACGTGGTGATCGTCGATGACCCCCTGTCTCAGAAAGCGGCGGAGTCTCCGACCGAGCAGTCGTTCGCCAAGCGCTACCACGACATGACGGTGGTGCCCCGACTCCAGCGCCCGGACGATGCGGATGTCGAGAATGCGATCGACGAAGGAATCGAGATAGCCATCATGACCCGCTGGGTTGAGGATGACCTTGGGGGGCACTTCCTTGAGCAGCGCGATCTCGATCCGAGCGAGTGGCTGATCTACGCGATCCCCGGCATCGCAGAGGAGAATGACCCGCTGGGGCGTTTGCCGGGGGAGCCCCTGTGGCCGGAGCGCTTCTCAGCAGAGTTCTACGCAAAGGAGCGCGCGAAGAATGAATCCACCTTCCAAATCGTTTATCAACACCATCCTGAAGTCGCGGGCGGAGATATATTCAAAAACCGGGAAGATTTCCGTCCCTTACCGATTGATTTTTACCGGGGAGATTCGGTACACCCGAGCATCTTTGAAAAGAGCTACCGTTTCACCTACATCGATCCAGCCTTCTCAAAGAAAGAGTCGGCCTGCTACTCAGTCATCATCTCGGGGTGCGTAGACGAACGCTACAACCTGTACATCACGGACCTCGTTCGGCTTCAGGTGGAGTCTCCCGCTCTAGAGGACGCAATCGTGGATGTGGTGCGCCGGATGCGTCCCCATGCTATCGGAATGGAGGACTCGGCGTTCCGCTCGAAGGAGTGCAAGTCGATCGCGTTCAACGTGATGAACCGGGCATTCTGTACCATACAGGTGATCCCGTCCACGCAGGATAAGATCGTGCGAGCGCGACTCCCGGCAGGCAAGGCGACGCACGGGACACTGTTCGTTGATCTCGATGCTCCGTGGGCCAAGGCTTTCGTGAATGAATGTCTGGGCTTTCCTCGGGTAAAGTACAAGGATCAGGTCGATGGTTTGTCCGGGATAGCAGAGATGGTCCTCGCGGCTCAGATGCAGGGGGACGGGCGTCCAGTGAAGATGCGGTATGGAGGCTGAGTGGTGGCAGTAGCAACAGGGTACTCCGGCTTCCCTTCACAGGCCGATCTTCTCGCGACCCAGGGAACCATGGGCGATGGGGGCCTGACCAATGATGCCCTGGTGTGCCAGGCGCTTGAAGTGCTCCAGCAGCTACAGTGGGACTTTGATAAGCGGAACATCCTCTATAAGAACATCGATGAAGTCCTTTTCTTAGAGCGCGCCGCGTACATCCCCGAGAGCTACCGGACCACATCCGTTGACGTGCGCTCCCCACTCCCCATGCACATTGCGCACTCAATCGTCGCGGCGCTGTCGATCAACCCTCCGCGCATTTCTTTCGAGGGCGTAGGCGAGGGACCGACAATCGAGAACAACTCGCTGAAGCGCGAGAACTTTTTTCACGGCAGTTGGAAGCGTCAGGAATCCGACGCGAAGCGGCGCATCTGGCGACTCTTCATGTACTCCCTCGTCACCAAGGGGGAAGGCATCATCAAGACCGTTGAACACACGATGCGGGCATGGTCCGGGTACACGAAGTTCACGCAGGATTTGAGCAAGGCCCTTGACGGCCAGGTCGATGATGGATATCTCGATCCGGATATGCGCGACCGGCTGTTCGATAAGCAGACCGAGCAGTACAAGCAAATGGCGCCGTTTCCGATCCATAGTACCGATGTTCCCCCTGAGAGTTTCTACTACGTTAAGAACGAGGACGGGTATTCCTGCTGCGTCGAAGAGAAAGAGGTCCCATACTACGACACCCTCAAGCGCTACGGCATGTCGCTCGACGCAAAAGGGCGCGTATGCCCCGAAGCGATGGGGCTCCCACGAACGATGTGGGGGTCAGCGATGTCATCGATACGGACGCTGAAGTTCGTTGAAGTGTGGTGGCCGGATGAGGTGTTGTATGTACTGCGGGGGCCGGGGGATATTGAGCAAACAGGATATGGGTCGGGTTGGATTGTCAAACGGCTCAAGCACGGGTACGGAGACCTCGATCGTGGGGTACTTCGCGGCCCATACTTCCACGCCCACGGCATCACTACCGCTTCCCGGGAAATCGAGAAGCAAGGCGTGTCGATCCTGTTCGCTTACATGCACTTGTTTCCCCTGCTCGATTCGCTCCTCACCATTCAGTCGCAGGCAGCTTTTCAGACAGGCTTTCCGACATTCAAACGAAATACTCCGCGTACGCTCGACCTCCCGAATGCGCCATTTGGGCTCTCTGTTCCCGAGCAGATGGCGAAGGAGGAAGTCCTCGTTCCGGGGACCATCTACCCCTATGACATCTCCCCGATCGACCAGCCGCGATCGGGGGTAGACCTCGACAAAGCCATCACACTGACACGCTCGCTGCTGGAGATGGCACTCCCGCAAGCTGCGACCGGCATCGTGGGAGGAGACCAGGCAGGGTACGCCATCAACCAGGCGGCGCACCTTGCATCCCTCGCGTGGGACCCGATTGTGGACAACGCGCAATTCTGCATGGCAGAGCGTGTGGGCTTTGAGTCGTGGCTCATTGAGAACCGGGTACAAGAGACCGTCTACGTTTGGGGGCAGGTACCGTATGGATCAGGCAGAAATAAGAGACGGTTTAAGCCGGGATGGATTAGCATCGGTCCCGATGACCTTGGGGGGCTACACCGATATGAGTGCCAGCTTAAGCCTAAGAGTCCTAGTAATCTCACCGTCGAGGTCCGAACCCATGCTGAACTCCTTCGTATGCGGCTTGAAACATATGAACAGGCTATCGAAGCTCTGGGGAACAACGCAATAGAAGTGAAGCGCGGGTGGATGCTGTACGAGATCGAGAACGATCCGGCAGTGAAGCAAGCCATTAAGCAACGCGTGTTCCAGAGTCTCGGTACCATGGACCAGCAAGCGCTTTCTGGGGTTCGCGATCAGTTGCCCGGCGCACCCCAGGCAGCGATAGCTCCGCCACAGCAAGCGGTGGTTGCCGGGCCTATGCCGGTTCCGATGCCTGGCCCCGTGCCTGGTCCAGAAGCGCAGGGACCGATACCCCCTGGCGTGCGTCCGATGCCGCAGTTCTCCCCTCAGATTCCTGGTACGCCTCCCGGCGCTCCGGCAGGGGTGAGAGGCGCCCCGCAGAATCAGGCGCCGATACCTGGGATGGGAAGGTAAATGGCTCGACCGTTTGAAGTCCCTCTTGGGTATGTCCCGGTTGACCCCAAGGCCGAGAAGAAAGCTGAGGCGATACCTCAGTATTTCAGTCAGCCTGGGAAGATCGCGAAGCCCGCTCCCCCGGATGCAAACGCGCACTGGCTCGATGAAGTCACGCATGAGGTCATGTTGGACTTCGATGATGACGTGCAGTACGTAGCGGAGGCGTTTGCTCAGGGAACCAGAGCGCCATTCAGCGCGAACCTGAACGAAGAGCAAAAGCTCGATTTGTTCCGGTCAAAGCTGTTCAAGGACGATGGCCAGGTGAACGAGTCAGGCCGCGCGGAGCTTCAGGCGATCTATGGTACTGCCGGTGTTGCGAAGATCATGGCAGAAGTTATGGAGAAACGGGTCCGACCGTTTATAGTCGAGCCAAAGGATTTCTATCTTCACAACGATGAAGATACTCCGGAACCGCAGCCAAGCGCTCCGCCCGTAGCGCCTGAACCAGAAGAGCCGAGTGCTCCGAGCTACTAGAAGGGCGTGACATGGCGAAGGTAAGCAAAGCCCAACAGCAGATGATAAACCTGCAAGCTGCCCAGCTTGCAGCCCAGGTAGCTCAGCAGGCCGCGCAGCAAGAGTTCCAGCGGATGCGGTTCACCGAACTGGAGCAGCCCCAGTTCGCGCACCTGTCCGAGATGGACAAGGAACAGCTTGCTTTCCAGAAAGCGCAGCAAGCGTTCAATGAGGCGTTCCAGACCGCATCGCTGACCGGCATGTACAACGGCGCCCCGACCACGCTCGAACAGCAGCGGCTTCTTGAGAATCAGATGTCCGAAGCCGAGCTTACGGGCATGTATAACGGCCAGCAGACGGTCGCGGAACAGCAGCGAGCCCTTGCGAACGCGATGGCCGAAGCTGGCCTTACGGGGATGTACCAGGGCCAGCAGACCGAAGCGGCACGCGCGGCAGCTTTCGAGCGTCTGGTTACTGAGTCCGGGCTCACAGGAACCTACCAGGGCCAGCAGACAATCGATTGGATGGCTCGACAGGCCGGCATCACGGGGTACTTTGATGGGCAGGCCACACTCCAACGGGAGCAGATGCAGAATGAAAATTCCCTCGCGCTTCTTGGCCTTCAGTCTCAGCTTCGAGGTCCTCGGAATGCGTTTCAGTACGCAAACCTCATTGCATCGACTCCCGCCGGACTCCAAGGCGAGCTTGCCGCTATGGCCGGGCGATCTCAGGTACCCGCCTATGGCGGGTATCAACCTAATGCCGGCGGACTCCAGGCTGCTAGCTTAGGCACGATGTACGGAGACATGCTCGGGGGCATGCAGGGGTTGAGTGGGTATGCGCAGCCGTACGCTCCGCAGGCCGGGGCACAGGTACCGTCGTACATGATGGGCGGAGTCATGCCCGTTGGAACGATACGAGAGCCGTACCTTGGGCAGCCACTTGGGAACCCGATGTACTACGAGCAGCAGGCGACGCAGGCAACGACTGAGGCAGCGGCGCCGTTCCAGCCGAACCCGGTCGGACAGCAGGCGCCGTCGAATCTCTATAACTATCAGCCCACAGGGGATGGGCGCTACTACACCTATCCCCCGGGTATGCTGGCGCCCCAAGATGCCGAGCAGTATTCGTCGAGTGTCCCTATGAACTTCGACGAAATCAAGCGGTTCCAGGACAGCCTTCCGATGGGGAGCCAGATTTCATCGAGCTACTGGAATCAGGCACCGCAGTACACGAAGGATGTCATGATGAGCGGCTACGAAGCCCGAGGAGATGACGCAGGGTACATCGAAGAGCAGTATCAGAAGTCTCTTCCGAAGTACACCGGCGAGCGCGTCGGGTCATTCATCTAAGCCATGTCTCTTCCAGGAGGCGTGGTACCCGGGGCTGCCCCGGTATCCAACGCTGAGCAGCAGGCAGAGACCGAACGACAGGCGGTTGAGCAGCAGCGCCAGATGGCGTATGAGTCTGCGCGCCAACAGTTCGAAGGCGCGAAGCAAGCGGCTCAGCAGCAACTACAGGACGCCTACAACGCCGCGCAGCAGCGCTATCAGCAAGCGGTAGAAGAAGCCCGAAACATCGGGAGTGGTGGAACGCCCGAAGAGGCGGAAGCGGCGCAAGGGCAGCGCGAGGCCGCGACCCAGGCCGCGAAAGAACAGCTAGAGTCGGACCGTGCAGCGGCGAAGGAAGCGTACGACGGCGCGATAACAGCGGCCCAGGAAGCCCAGGACGGGGCGATCGCGGCAGCCGAGCAGACAGCCCAGTCCGCGCTTCAGGCAATCGACCAGAAAACGGTTCAGCAGCAGGAGATTGAAGATCAAACTGCTCAGCAGCAAGAGCAGCTTCAAACCGATATCAGCCAGCCGTACGTCCCAGGGCAGGTACCGGGCTCTACAGGTGTTGGGCAGATGTCTCCCACGGAAGGGGCAGTACCGGCACCCGCCGTTACCCCCACTCCACCGGGGGGTATGCCGATGCCAACCCCGAGCGGTGTTGATCTCGACCAGAATGGGATCGATGACGCGCTGGAACTGTATCAAGATGCCATCAGCCGGGGAAGGCCGGGGATCATCGGCCCTCCCAAGTCTCCTGTGGATCAGTCGATTGAAGCGATCCTTGCACGAGCGGGGATAACGACTCCTCCGCGAACGCCGGGAAGAGAGTACACGCCCCAGGCAGGCGGGCAGACACCAGCGTTTCAACGGGAGATGACCCCACAAGTCGGAGGGCAGCCGCCGTCGTGGGCTCCGCCGGCCAGAGACATGACTCCGCAGGCCGGAGGGCAGAAGTCATCGTGGCAGCGCACCCCGAACTTGCAAGAGGAAATAGCACGGTCAGAAGCGCTCCGCGCGGAGCAGATGAAGATCGATCCGAAATGGGCGCCGCAGTTGTACGGGGCTCCGCCGGTCACCCCTGTTGAGAACACACCACGGGCCGAAGAGCCGATGGTACCGTACCAACCGGGTGTAAGTGGCATCCCCCCAAGCGCGCGGCAAAACCTCCCTATTACTCCAGATACTCCTCCGGCCACACGACAGAATCTCCCTATTACTCAGGACACTCCTCCGGCTACACGCCAGAACCTCGGGATGTCCCGAGCCGATGAGTGGCCCAGGGGCACAGCACTGTACGAGGATCAGGCAGCGGGGGGTTGGGTCGCGGTTCCCGATCAGGGGCAGGCACGGTTTCTTAACCAGGCTGAAGCTCAGGACGCCGTACGGCAGGGGGCACAGCCTGTAGGGCCGAACTCTCAAACGCTTGTGGCGAACGCGAACACTGTTGCACGAGCCCCGAATGGTGATCCTCGGGTTCCGACAGACATCAACACGGTAGCTCCGCGAGTGACGCAGCCTCCAGCAGGGGGAATGTCCCGGGCAGATGAGTGGGCACAACCCACTGCGCCCGCACCAGGCGGTATGTCCCGAGCCGATGAGTGGCCGGGATCGCGTCCTGCCGCCGCGCCTCCAATGTCCGCAGCAGGGGGGACGCCAGCGGCAATGCCTACGGCTCCCGCACCGTCGCCACCAGGCGGGATGTCCCGAGCCGATGAGTGGGGGCAACCAAAACCTCCAGCACCAGGAGGAATGTCCCGGGCCGATGAATGGCCGGGGACTGCATCGCCTTCAACACCATCAGCACCTCCGCCGGGGATGACCCCAACGGGGCTCACTCAGACAAACCCCGATGGCTCGACAGCGGACATCATGTGGGACCCAGCGACGCGTTCGACGGTCGCTGTGCCTCGTGCTCCACAGACCGGGCCGGCGGCGGGCGGGATGTCCCGAGCCGATGAGTGGGGACCACGCCCGACAACAGCGCCGGGGCTTTCACGAGCCGATGAGTGGGGACCGAGCACAGGGAACCCAACTGCCGTTCACACGGCCACGCCGGCATCGTTCCGGAACGACGCGGTAATGGCGAACCCGAACTATAGCTTTACGCGGTTCGTGCAGCCGCGCGACGCGGAAGAGCAAGCGCAGCTTGGGACCGTGATGGACCAGAGCCTTGCAATGTACGATGCGCAGAAGGCCGGGACATCGCGTATTCCGTTGCGTGAGATACCTGTCGAAGAGAAGGCCATTGTCGCGGATGCCTACGCGGCGCTCGCGCGCGGGGATGAGTCCGCACAGTGGGCTGTGACGCCGTTGCAAAATGCTGCCCGTGCTGCCTGGCAGGTAGAGAACGGGGACCCAGGGGTTGACCCGAAGTTCGCAGACCCGAACTATGTGGCGCGTTGGGTCAACGGGTTCCTTGAGGGTAAGACCGATCTGCCATACCAGAAGGAGCTATCGGAGGATATCCGGCGTACCGGCAGACCGGCGCCAGCGGATGTGGCCGCGTCGCGCAACGGCCCGTCATGGATCGGGAAGTTTGGGCGCGACCTCGGCGCTGGTGTCAAGGTGGATAACGAAGCGAAGCAGCTTACCGTTCCACAGACTGCGGAGATGGCGCAGCGTTACGGCCTGGGCGTTAATAACACTTATGCCGTGTGCGGACCGATCGCCGCGAACGGGATGCTCCGGGCAGCGAATGGGGACGACTCAGCATCGCTCGATCAAGTATGGCAAAAAGCGCTCGACGGAAAATATTGGAATGGCGCTTGGACAGGGCCGGTCAATTACACACGCTTCTTGCGACAGGAATACAACAAAGACGTGAGCATGGTTTCGGAGATGTCGTACTCCAGCGGCGATCTCGGGAACATGAATGGGCAAGTACGCGGAGGCGTTCGACCGTCTGAGATTTCTCAGATCATTGCTCAAGATGTCACGCAGGGAAAGCCGGTGACTGTGAGTATCTCAGGGTCAAACGGGCATTACTTCGTCGCGACAGACTACGACGCCCAGAACAATAAGTTCTATGTAGGCACCACGGGGACCGTCTATAAAGGGGGCAAAGAGTGGATGTCCCTTGATGAGATGAAAACCAAAGCCGGCGGCGGGGGAATTGCGGCGATTCGCTTCAATGACACACTGAAGGGGGAGCGTAAGGGGGAGCCGTTCAAGGTTGCTATGCCCGGAACTGTGCAGACGATGGATGAAGTAGACCGGCAGTCTGTAGCGACCGCACCTCCTCCTAATAAGGAAGCAGTCACGCCTCAATACAACACGTATGGCTATACCGGGCCAGTCGTCGTGAACAGTGGAACGGCGCGCAATGGTGTTGGAGAAGGCGAGATCGAGGACTTTGCCAGGCGGGCGGCAACGGCGCGGGGTGTAGACCCCGATGCGGTGATGACGCTTATCAACGAGGAGGGAGGGACCACCAACCCGGTGCGGCAGAACATGGGCGGGACGCAAGCTTTCGGTCCCTTGCAGTTGATGCGCGGCGGAGTCGGCACGCAGTTCGAGAAGTTCATGGAGTCGCAGTACGGCGTGAAGGCCGATGTCCGGGACCCGAAATGGTGGAAGGCCGCAACGGAATTTGGCATCGAGAAGGGCGTCAAAGACGAAGGCTGGTACGACTGGGAAGCCTTTAACCCGCGCGTTGGCCCGAAGCGGGTGAAGCTGGGGCTCCAGAACAATCCGAGGGCCATCGGTATTTCAGATGAAGCTCTCATCTATGCAGGCGTGAAGCCACAGGTAACACCGCAGAGTAAGGGCAGTAGCTTTTATCGGGCTGGAGGTTATCCGGGATCAGAGCAGGAAGTAGGCACTCCGCCTCCTGGGACCACTACCCCTCTAGCATCTCCAGATAAGCAAGGGTACTGGAAGATGACCGGCCCTAAAGGGGTTGAATGGGTCAACGCACCTCCGCCTCCTGGGTATGTACCTCCTCAAGGTGTGACCGGCTCTCGGGGATATGAGACCGATGGACCAGACTCTACGGGGCGCCTGTATCCTGGGCAGCCGAACGTCACCCCACAAGAACAGAATCCTGGGGGAGTTCCCCCGCCTCCGTGGGCAATGGACCCGGTGTATCAGACAGCAGCAGAAATTAAACGCACTCCTCCAGAGAACATTGACGAGGCATACCAGATCGTCAAGCGGACCTTTGATGAGTGGGGTATCGGAGACCCAGAGACCGTGGCAGCAGCCATGGCAACGATGCTCGTGGAAACAGGCACGGGCGACAAGTCGTTCAAACCCATCAAAGAGCTTCAGAATCTCAATGGCACCTACGTCACGAAGCCGAGCGGGGGGACCAAGTATGTCGGGCGCGGGTATGTGCAACTCACGCACGATTACAATTACCGCGATACGGGCAAGGCGATCACGGCGCAGACTGGTAGGGATGTCGATCTTGAGGGCGATCCCGATCAGGCCCTTGACCCAGAGGTAGCGGCACACGCCATGGCACAGTTCTTTAAGTCTCGGGGCATTGATAAGATGGCAAAGGAGCAGCGCTGGGATGATATCCGGCGCGCTGTGAATGGCGGTACGACGCACATCGCGGAGTACAGGAAGCTCTTGAACGCTATGGGGTACGGCGCGGCTCCCCGAAGGATTTAGTATGGCGCGTCTCCCCGATGTCCCGCTAG